TCTCGACGCCCTTCAGTACGCCCCGATCGAATACATCGCCTTCGATCAGATGGATCTTGAGGACCCCGCACTCGGAGCGGCATCGGACCACCTTGGGCGCCTTGTAGGGTGGAGGCGGCGGCGAGTCGGCGGCGATGGTCCCAGATCCGCCCTGAGTCCGGTCCTCGAGGTAGGAGTACAGAACCTCTAGAAGCGGATGCCAGCCCTTTCCGACACAATCCTGAGCCATTCCGAGAGTGAGACCTCTTAGAGCGTACGCGCCTGGATGCAGTTCACCCGTCACCACAGCCCTCCCTCGTGGTAACACCTGACGCGTCCCTTACAGACGTGGCGCGGGCATGGATCTTTGTCGGTGAGTCTTGGCAGATCCACCTCAATCCTCTCCTGAGCGTCGTAGACGACCTTGCAGGTATCGCATCGGTACCGAGAACGGATCGCCTGCAACATGAACTCGCCGCGCATGAGTTTCCTCTGCCGCACCCACCAACCTCGAGGGTTCAGGATAGACGGAAGCGGGCTAGAGTGCCCGTCGTCTAGACCGGTAGCTATCAGGTATCCGCGGGGATCGGCCGCCGTCGCGATCATAGCGTCCGCCAGCCCGGCCCAGTCTAAACCGTTTTCACAGATCCTTCGAGCCCGCGGCAGCTTTTCACCGTCGGCAAGGCGGTTAATAGACCATGACAGCATTAGTGCACTCCCGCTCGGCCTAGGATGCGGCCGGTGTTCGTCTCGACCTGAACCGCCCTGTCATCCCAGAGCTCGATCATATTGGAGTCTTTGGCGGCAATCACAGGCAGCACCCTTCCTAGATGCTGTAGACACCAGAGTTTGATCGGCGGGGTGGTCACAGCCGGATCATTACCCGGCCCTACCCGGGCCGTCACAATGCGCACATCTCGGCCTTCGGCGAGCCACGCCTTGACACGTTCGACCATGGCCGGTATCGGCTTGCCGATGTCGTCCGGTCGCCACTCTTCTTGAGGCTTTGAGTGGTACTCGGCCAATGTCCCGTCCAGGTCGACGCCAAACCATCCATTACCCATCAATCCCCCCATTCGTCCACCACAGGCCGGTATCGGCCGCAGTCGCATCCGTCTTCCTGGCATTCCTCGCAACCCCCTGGGAAGCCCGGCAAGCGCACGTGAAGCGCAGCAGGATGCCCACATTCACACCGGTCAGCAGGCCGCCACTACATCCCTAGCAGCGCTTCCCTCAACCTGTCTTCTTCCTCTTCCGGTAAATCATATGTCCACGTTCGCAGACGTGGAAGCGGCTATGCTGAAGGCGGCTGTTCTTGCCGCTCCCCTTGCCGACAGGGAACTTCAGCCTGGTTTCGCTACCGTCCATGGGACACGTCCCGGTCTTGGTGGCACTGCCGCCCGCTTCAGCCCTATGCGCCCGAGGCATCAGGATATCCCCGGCAGGTACGGCTGAATCGCCCGGGCCAGATCCTTCAGGGCAGGGCGCCAGATACCGTGGCGCTGGACGACTGGAACGAATTCCTCGATGTCGTGCCCCCGCAGCTTCCACTCGCCGAAAACGCCCTCCTCGTTCATGTCTCTGCCGGCCATGTGGCACAGCTCGTGGTCGAGCAGGGCAAGGCGCTGGCTCATGTCGAAGATTTCCCACGTGTCGGTGTCGACCTCGATCACGTAGTCCGGGTTCCGCTCGACTTCCATCGCGGCCAAGAGAGCCCGCTCGGTCTTCTTCAGGCGACGGGCCCGGCCCCACTGCTTACAGCCCTCAGAGACGCCCAGAGGCCCGGACAGAACCACGATGTAGGCGGCTTCGAGGTGAGGATGATGCTTCCGGATGGGCGACAACAGCACCTCCGCAGCTTTGCATCGGAACCACTCCCCCGCGGCGCCCCGGGCCTGGTCCCTCATCTTCTGGCCGATGTCTATGCCATCCAAGCCGTCGCCGGTGTCAGATGTGGCCCCCGTCGTAGCCTTTGATCTCCTCTTCCGGCTGTTTCTCTCCGCCGCCTCCCTGGCTGCCGTCCCCTTGATCAGGGCATCGAGATCCGCCTTCGGCCCGTTTCCCACCTGGATGGTAGCCTTGGTCCCCGATCCAGCCGGCCCCGCCTCCTGAATCCTCTTTGCGAGTTCGTCCATGATCATCTCTGCCGTCTCCTGTCCCATCCTGTCCTCCTTTGCCTATTTGGTCTACGACCCATTGGCGAATACCGTCGTGGTCGATCCCGTCCAGGGCATCAAGTAATGTGTCCACCTTGAGGTACAGTATACCTTTGTCGGTGGACCGGTTGGTACAGCCTTGAGCCGAGCAGTAAACGACTCCAGGTTGTGGTCGGCTCAGCGTGGTCGCGAAACACCTGGGGCACATCTCTATCACATCGGGGTGCTTCACGTTGAAGTGTTCAGTGTAGAGCGGTCTCATGATCGGCTCCGCGTGAATGGCACGAACTCGTTCATAGGCAGCCTTGATAGGCTCCACTGCCGGCCGAAGTTATAGCCGGAGTCTATTTCGGTGTCGACGGTCCATAGATGGCCTATCGCCGGCTCGTACTTCACCCGGTCTACCATCATGATCCGCACCACCAGATTAAAAGTATGCGTCCAACGCCTCATCGGCGGGAAGTCTATCACATCCTCGACAGCGGCCAGCGCGTAGCAAACGAATCCGTTACCTTCCCTGGCCTCGACCATGATGAGGTCGCCGTCGGCGTAATCTTCGGCTACTGGCTTGGCGGCCTTGTCCCGGCTGGCTTTGCGGCGCTTGACGGCGGTGTCATATAAGTATTGGCCTTTAGTGTCGGGGCTACGCTGCTCGCTCATACCCCATCATCGCGCCTTCCGGCGTTTCTTATTGCGTCCCTTCCAGAGGGATGCCCGGACCGGTTTAGGTCTAGACTTATGGACGATAGCGCACATAGCGGCATTACCCTCTGACCCTACACCTTCGCAGCCAGCGACGATACCACCAGTTTCAACTTTGCCGTCGTCTAACCCCGGGCACTGGAGATGCGTCGAGCAGTAGACCGCCATAAAGTCTTCCTTGCCAGGCTCGAAGCTACTCGGCCAGCATCCTGGGCACCTGGTGCGGATGAATGGCTCATCGTCTATCCAGATACCGTTTGACCAGCTCATTCTACTTATCCACCCTGAATGTTCTTAACCCAGTCCCGCCAACGCCCCAGCAACACAGGGTTCGGGGCCTCCGTCACCCCGGCCGCTAGGAGTGTGGCGGCGGCAAGGTTGGCCTGTGCTTGCGTCGCAGCGGCCAGGATATTGGACTGAGACTGGGTAGCAGCCGCTAACACTGAGGCGTTGATGACGTCCTGCGCCGTCTGGGCGATAGTCGCGGCCGTCAAGGCGTCGACCGACGTTTTGACGGATTGTAGCGCGTCCTGAATCTCGGTCACTAGTCCAGTTATTAGAGTATCCATCGCACTTTTCAGACCTGGGATCGAAACGGTGTCTGATGCTGCGGGGACCGCGTCTCCAACTTTGAGCTACCATGTAGGAATTGGATCGCCTGCTGCCATGTGACACCTCCGTCATGGAGGGACCCTTGTATCAGAGCAGTGGTCATATTATCCAGTATCTGTCACATCGCCGGTAGTGAAAAGTTGGGCGTCCACGGAACCCATACACCTCTGTGCCTATCCAGCTTGATGGGTCCGCTCGCCTGCTCATCGGCGAATACCCAAGTCCGACCGGAGTTGTCGAGTCCGATCAGGGCAGTGAAACCAGGCCCCTGATACTGGACCATGTGTACCAGGCGCCGCACCGGGAATGGCGAAGTCTTGTCGTCGATTCGGCTGAGCCTCTCCAGGGCGAATCTGACGTTCTGGATGCTCATCGCAAGGCCGCTAGGATTTACCGTTGAGCCTAGATCGCTTCCGATGCTCGCCACGGCATTCTTCAGGGTGTCCACGGAACTTTTCAGCCCATCAGTGACCAGGCCGATATTGATAGACCCCCTTAGCAGATCAATAGTTGTCTCGATTTGATCCGCCTCGGCTTGGAGCATGGCGGTCTGGGCCGTAATGGCTGCCGTAGTTGCCGCTACCGCTGCCGTTTGGGCATTAGTGGCATTAGTCTGTGTCGCCAAAGCCGCTTCGACCGCTGCCGTCTGGGCCTGGACAGCGGCCGTCTGATTTGTGATTGCCACAGTCTGGGCCGTAGTAGCTGCCGTGAGGGCGTCAATGGCGTCTCTGACCTCGGTGACGAGTCCAGACGCCAATATGGCCATCTGAGCCGTCAGGTTGTCGACCCCAGTTTTGATACCGGGGATCGAGACGTTATCTGATGCTACAGGAACTACGTCTCCGATTTTGAGAGCGAATGTTGCTATCGGATCGCCTGCGGCCATAAGTCGCCCCCCTTATATCCCCTCAGTTCGTGCTTCCTACGCTGCCTGGGTTCTCGGGATTGGTGACGTCGATCATGCGGACAGGTGCATCCAAGTGCTCTAGCACGCTGAGCAGGGCTTTACGTATCTCGGCTCTAACAGCACCAGCCTCGTGCAGCATCCCGCCAGCTATCGGTAGATAGACGCCTTCCTGCTCGAAAATGAGACAGATTGGCCTGGCTCCGTTTTTACGGGCAGACTCGCTTCCGAGTAGCGCCGCCCATTGGAGTACCTGAAGGTGGAAGAACACGGTGTTCTCGCTGCTCATATCAGTTTCCTTTGAACGCCTTGTTGCCGCCGCTCTGCCATAGCCACGTAGGATGGATTCAGTTCGATGAGGATGGCTCTCCTGCCGTGCTGAGCCGCGACAACGCCGACGGTCCCGGAGCCACCGAATGGGTCTAGCACAGTGCCGTCTTTCGGACAGCCAGCTAGCAGGCACGGCTCGACCAGCTTCTTCGGGAATGTGGCGAAGTGGGCCTCCGGGAATGCCTCCGTCGGGATGGTCCAGACTGTGCGGCGGTTGCGGGTGGCTCGAGGTTGCCACGGCTCGTCCGATCCGCGTCCGCCCCGGCTGAGCTGCTCCGGGCGTTTGTAGCCGTTGCCGCTGGGATGATCCGAGACGGCCGGTTCCTCGATGGCCTCATGGTCATAGTAGTATGCGGTATGACTTGGACGCGATATACTAAACTCATGACTAACGAGGTCGTACTTGCATACTTGGCCGGAGTTGTGGATAGCGACGGCAGTATCTCCATAGCGGTGGACACTTGGAGGCAGCGCGTACTTGGCCGCACCCCCTCCTATCAGGAGATGATCGCCGTCGGCCAGTGCGACACCCAGGCGGTGCAACTCCTCCAAGAAACGTTTGGGGGCAGCGTCCACCAAACGAAAGCGCGCGGCGAGAAGCGCCGCCCTATGTCCTACTGGCAGGTCTCCAACAGAGTAGCCGTCAACGTCGCCAGATCCCTGTTGCCGTTCCTGAGAATTAAGAAGCGACAGGCCGAGATACTTCTTCGACTCCGGCGCATCAAGGATCGCGGAAGAAAATGCAATACAGAGATCACGCGCCCCCATGTCCGCACTCTTCAGGCGAGCGTTATCGCCGAGATGGAAGGACTCGTCCGAGAGGTCCGAGAGATGAACGCCTCGCGTTACCCACGAGCCCTTAGCAAATAGGAAGAGGTACTCATGTGACTTCGTTGGCCGATCCTTGATGCTCTCTGGCATCGCGTTCGGTTTTTCCCATATAATATCAGAGCGTAGGTACCAGCCGTCGGCCCGGAGCGCGAAAGCTACAGACCACGGAATCCCAACCAAGTCTTTTGGCTTCAAGCCATCAGTCAGAGACCTGTAGCCGCCCTTAAACATCCTCGCCGTCCTGGCTGCGCCGCCGTCTTTGCTCTTAGTCCCACCAGTCATGCCGCCTGTGTTAGCGTATGAGTCCCCTAGATTAAGCCAGAGGGTCCCATCATTCCGTAACACCCGGCGCACGGCCCGGAATACCTCGACCAGATGCTTGACGTAATCTTCTGGCGTCGGCTCGAGGCCTAGCGAACCGATCCAGCCATTCCCCCAGTATTGCGACTCAGTGCCATAGTCGCGGAGTCCCCAGTATGGCGGGCTTGTAATAACACAGTGCACGCTCTCATTCGGCAATTCTATCAGCCGATTGAGCACGTGTCCCTGGAGAATCCTGGTGGTCGGCTCGGTCACGGCTCACCGCCGTCAGCCACCCTGGCCAGGACATCGCCGTGACACTTCCGGGGCGAGCAGTAGCAGAGCAGAACCTTCCCACGTAGCTCGGATCTCGCCGCCTCGACCAGGTCGGGCCGAACCCGGAGCATCTTGATGTATTGATTAATCGAGCCGTTCCGCCCATATCTGTAGATGTGGAACGGGTTCCCCCACTTCGACGGATTCCCGATGTAGACCTCGTCCGGTGTTTTCAGCCTGTCTTGAAAGTTAATCACCGTCGTAGTCACACCGCCCCCTTCACTCGACACACACAGTACCAGCCTGCGCCCTCAGTTGGATACAGCTTTGCGAGCCTCACTCGCAGCGCCGTCAACTTCCGGTACAGAGTGACAGAGAGTCCACCGATGATGTCGATGAGCCCGACGAGCGGCGTGTCGTACACGCTTGGATGCAGACTCTCAATCTCGAAGCCGGCCGCCTCGAGCTCGCCACGTAACTCCGGGAGCGTGTATTCGATCTTATGGTCCGGATCGGAGAACGACGGTAGGCCAGCCGCCCGTAGCCGGCGCTTCCACGATGTCCCGCTGTTCGGAACTGACAAGAGCAGGCGTCCTCCTGGCTTCAGAGCCCGGCGGCACATTCCCAGCACCTTTTGCCGTCCATGGACGTGCTCTAGTAGGTCGTGGCACAAGATTACATCGAAGTACAAGCCTCCCCAGTCTTGTCTCTGCCATGACTTCGTGGCGTCCCCGATGTAGAAGACAGCCATTACGCGCCGAGCAGTCCGCTCCCGCCTAGCTGTCTGCACGCTCGCTTCGTCCATATCGAACCCTGTGACCGCTTGGCACAGACTAGCCACCCGTAGAGAATGTTGCCCATTCCCACAACCGACGTCGAGCAGGCGGGCGCCCGGCCGGATATGCTCCATGTACCAGTAGTGAGAGTCGTCGAGCAGGTGCTTCGGATGGACGCTCTCAGAGCTCTTGCCAGTCCATTTGACCAGCCGGATGGCCAGCCCCTTGGCCTTGACGTTACCCCAGAGCGCGACACGCAGTAGTATCTTCACTCTGCGCCGGGGAGAGTGACGGTCCAGCGCCCGAGCGTACCGCCAGCACCACGGATCGAAACGGCCGGCAAGGGAGATAGGCTCCGATACCGAATCTCTGAGCCTGCAACCTGAGCCTGCCCGGCGTCTACTCTGGCCAGAATAACCAGAAAGCGCTTATGGACGTCAGGCCGAATACCCGGCGGCGCAGACTTGGGTTGCTTTTCTGGTTCCATTAGTGCATCAAGCGCCATGCGTACACGGCGGTCATCAGGATCATGGTCACGGCGTACAGGGCCCATTCTGCACTGGTAATGATCGGTCGATAGTCCATTGTCCCCTCCGTGGGGATATGTCAAGACCTGCCTTCGTTGTCCTCGAGATTCTTGACGTCGGCCGATAGGCCCGTCACGGCGCCTGAGACGGCCACGGTGACCACGCGGTAGTCGGCCTCGCGCGCCTTGTCCAGGTTTGTGCCCTGGCTGTGGCTGTCGGGACTGAACATCATCGGGATCTCCATCTTGCCCATGTGGTCAAGAGCGCCCTTGAGCCGAGTCACGAATGCCTTACCCTGGGCGGCAATGGCCTTGCGTCGAATCGCCTCAGCTGCCGACTCCCTAGCGCCTTCGTACTTGCTGAAGCCGGCCAGCCGGCGCTTAATCCACGCCTTAGCGGTCTCGACGGAGATCTCGGGAGCGGTCACGACGGCGACTGCGCCGCCTTGTAGGACGGTAGCGAAGATGACACACCCATCCTTGTGCTCGGCGTACAGTGGCTTCATGTCGTCCCCAACGCCGGCCATCAGCACTCGGCGCGAGGTTGTCATGGGCGTTGGTCCGGGCCGGCAGCTCCGTTTCGGATAGAGGGACGGAGACTTACGCCGGCCCAGGTCATTGCTTAGCTCTTCCGTACCTTGTCGACTAGCTTGTCGAGGTTCTCGTCGCCCAGCCGCTTCGCCTTGTACTTGTCGTTACCCAGGGAGACCGGAGCCTCGGCGGCGCGCCGTTGACCTACTTCGTCGGCCGCCTTCCCGTTGCTCGACCAGCCAGTCAAGACTAGTCTTTGGTACGACTCGCTCCCGACCGGATTCTCAGCCAGGTCGATCGCGGGGTAGGCATCGTGACACCGGAGTATCGTCCGGTGGTCCGTCTCTTCCGGATGGCGCTCGTAGTACCAATCCCAGTAGTTCACGCCTTCGGGCTTACGGTCGACCGGCGTGTAGACCATGTGTCCCTCGCCCCGGGTCGCTCTGCCTTCGGTGACGACCAGGTCGGGATTGCTGCCGGCGACACCTCGGCGGGCCAGACACTCGCCACACTGGCAGCAGGCGATGTGACCTGGAGTGAAGAAGCCCGGCGTCGGCTTGCGGGGACGTCCCGCGCCCTTCCTCTTGCCGCCATGTCCAGAACTTGAATTCGAGTCTGTCTGACCATCGGAATTCAAGTTGGTGACCTCGAATGTATCCTTCTCGTCGCTCTGTTCACTCATCGACGTACCCTCCTCGAGCCGCACCATAGCACGTCAACTGTGGCCGTTGCTACCGGGGTTGCCGTTCCCACGATGCGGGGGTAAAGCCTTTGCTTTACCGTCGATGACTCGCTCACCCGGCGGCGGGCCCTCTGCTAGGGGGTCGACACCTACCGGCCAACGGCGGTAGACCAGCTTGAACCCAGAGCCTTCGTTCTCTTCTATCTGCACGATTTGCGGCGCTTTCCCGAAGCCGCGCTCTGACAGCCAGTTGTTCGCCTCTTTCATATCCTCGACGGTTGGGTAGTAGAGCCGCTTAACTACCACGAAACGCCGCTGTTTCTTGGCCTTTTTCTTCTGGTCGGGGGTAGCCTCGCCGCGAGCCGTCGCCTCTTGTTCAGGGGTGCGGTTGAGCTTCTCGACTTCCCTAATCCAGAACGGTTCCCCAGCGAAGAGCCTGACCCAGAACTCGACGAGCGTCTCCCCGCCTAGAGTCAAGCGTTGGATGTGGTGCTCGATGCGCTGGCGGCGGTACTTCCGCTGGAACTTCCCGTATGTGTTGCCCTTCTGAAAGAGCCAGGGCGCCCGCGAGACGGCGTCTGGAATCTCGGTCGTAGATACGTCCGGCTTAGCGGCTTCCTGGGCAGTCTTCGGGTCCGCTTCTGATGCGATGTCCGACGGCTTCCGCGGTGGTAGAGAGTCCGATAGGCTAGTCATAGCCTAATCATACTCCAGACCGGGGCCATTTGGCACTTTTTCCTCATTTACCTGTCGGATACCGCCCTGGGGAGGCGCGAAACATGGTCTGGATCGGGGGCTCTCCTATCCTGGATCGTCACCTTACTGGCAATGAGGACAATGTTGACCGGCATGGCGGCAGGCGATGCAATCTGGATGTACTCCGCCTTGCCGTCCGCGGTCTGGGAGATGGTGATGGTCAGTTCGCCGGTCGTCATCATAGGCTTGCCCACCAGAGCATACCGGCCAGAGCCAGCACGAACGCGAGCAGATGGCAAACGGTCCGTAGAGTCGTCACTTGCCTGTCGCCTTACGGGCTCTGGTCGCCGCCCGGGTCTTTTCAGCTGCGACTCGGCTTGCGTCCATGCCCGAGCACCGCCCACCGGACTTACACGTGCAGCCCGACCGATCCCATTTGCAATCAGGATTGACGCGCTTTACTCCTAGCTTCCGGCACATCGCGATGATTTGCGTCCTCAGCAAACCAAGCGCCTCTGCGGCCTTCGTCTTGTTACCACCGTGCTCTACTAGGGTGCGTTCCAGGAGTGCACGCCGAAATGCCCTTACCTCGTCTCCGTAGATGCTCATAACCGTCCCTTTCTGCCCTTAGTCTCTAGGGCCTCTCATGAAATAATCGCCCCAATCTGCGCGGAGGCGACGTGTTGTGTCAGCATCATAGTACATAGTCGCTTTCGGCTTAGCTACCCTTGGTCGCCGCTCGTGCCAGACATTGCGCACCGCCTCGAGGAGAGCCGTCCCGTACGCCAGCCATGCCATCATCGGACAATCCTAGTCCCGCAGACGTCGCAGTCACCACCACGCGGGCCGACCCTGGGATGGGGACAGACCAGGCCGAAATTGTTGAGAGCGATGAGATAACACTCGGCATCCGTTGGTTTATTCCTGAGATTGTTTAGGAAATCCCCACGGTCCCGTGCGTTTAGCAGTCCAATCACGTGTTGGCCGACTGTCATTTGCATCTGGCTGGACAGATCATAGACGCTCTGGCCTGGATACGGTATTGGTAGGCTGGCCGCCCGAGCAGCCACGTTTGCCATCACTTTGCGGTCGGTGTCGACCAATACTTCAGCAATCTTTCCCATCCTCTTATCCCTGATAGCGCGCCGCTTTATCGCGCGTGCTGTATGTTTCAGTTTCAAGGCGTTTCCTCAGGGCACAGAATCGCCCTGGCTTCGCCGGGATCACTAACGATGGCTGTCAGCCAGCCGTAACGGCGCAGCCGCATTAGTGATTGTTCGCGTACGTGGTTCATCTTTTCACGTGGCACTTGGACCATAAATGCAAACGGCTGCAATATCTTGCACTTATGCTCGCACTGCGCCCTACGCACGCCGATTATGTCGGGATAACTTATGTCCGGTGCGTAGCGTGATCCTGGGGGCAGAGCTGAAGCGTCCCGGAAAAGCATTACATCGGGCAAATTCCGGAGGATCGAGCGTACCCGGTACAACAGATCCTCACGGATATTCTCATCCTTTGCCCCCGTGGGCAGTTTACGTATCGGCTTACTATGACTCATTGCGTGGGCCGATTCGTCTCAAAACCGTGGTCGTTAGGGACTGTTGGTGTCTGGAGAGGATCGGCAAGCTGCTCTTTGCCGTCCAGCGTGATAGGTTCGCCCGTTTTGCTATTGTGACAGTGCTCGGTGCCGGGCTCATCTACCTTTCCTGATTTGTGTTCATAACGCGTCACCACCCGGTGGCATCCTTTGTTGTCGAGGCGCCCGGGATGAGCAGTAGCGGGCAGAGCAAACATCAGCGTAGCTAGCAAGGTCGCGATATATTTCATAGCTTTCTTATACCTGACGCGCCAGAGTCGTCGCAAGAGGGAAGTTGAAAAAAATAATTTAGGGTATTGAATATCTATTGACACCCTTGTAGTATCTAGATGGGAGGTAAAGGGAATGGAAACTTGGACGGTCAAAAGGAATGACGCTGGTGTCTGGCTGTATTACGCCGGCCGTATAGGTAGAGTCCCGACATGGACTGCCAGCCAAGAGGCGGCCATGCTCTTCGAAAGCCGTCTTCACGCCGAGTCCATGGCCGTCGCGCACAGCGGTTGTGTATCGTCTGCATCTCACAATCCAAAAGCCATACAAGAGAGGGAGAACTAGTCATGGCACACAATCTGAGCTACTCCAACGGCAAGTACGAATTCGCTTACACCGGAGAGTCCCCGTGGCATGGGCTCGGGCAGCGCCTCGCCGCGGAAGCGACGAAGGACGACATCGTCAAGGCTGCCGGCCTGGAATGGGTAGTCACCCCCGAACCCATCTTCCTGGCTGACGGTACGCCCGTCCCAACCCACGTGGCCAATCGCCGCTCGGACAATCACGAGATCCTCGGCGTCGTGTCGAATGACTATCGCCTGGTCCAGAACGGCGAAGCCTTCGACTTCATCGACGCTCTGGCCGACAGCGCCGGCGCGAAGTACCATACGGCCGGTTCGATCCGCCATGGCCGGCAGGTCTTCGCCTGCGCCAAGTTGCCATCTTCGCTGGTGGTCGTACCTAACGACGTCGTCGACAAGTATCTTCTCCTCGTCAATTCTCACGACGGCACCACCGGCTTTCACCTGCGCTGGACCACCGTCCGCGTGGTCTGTAACAACACTCTGACGGCCGCTCTCCGCGGCGCCGCCAGCTACCAGTACACCGTCCACCATCGCGGCGACCTGGCCGACCAGCTCCGCGTAGCCCGTCAGGCTCTCGGCGTGGCTGACCGATTCTTCGACGTGGCCGGTATCGCCTACAAGGCCCTCGCGGCCAGGCAAATCAACGCGATGGAGCTCGACACTTTCGTCTCGTCCTTCCTTCCGCTACCGAAGGTGAGCATCAGCCAGGATCTCACCATCCAGGAAGACGACCAGAACAACCGCGCCAAGGTGCTCGAGGCCCGCACCGCGGTCCGCGTGCTCTTCGAGCGCGGCGAAGGTCAGACCATCCCCGGCGTGGCTGGTACCGCTTGGGCGGCCTACAACGCCGCCACGGAGTACATCGACCGCGTCCGGACTTCCCGTAACGACGGCACGATGCGCCGCGGGGCAGCCGCCGCGGCCGTCTTCGGCATCGGTCAGGATCTCCGCGACCGGGCCATGACGTCGGCTCTCGCCCTGGTCTAACAGGCCGAAACCTACGGGGGTGCCCTCGACCCCCGGACGGTCAGCCCGTCAAGCGGGCTTTGAGGAGGCCACGATGCAAACCGAGAGTGACGTGCTTTACGATGAGGGCTTTTTTGCGGGGCAGGAAGACGCTCTAGCGGTGTATCCGGACCGTCCGGATTGGCGTCCGGATGGCAATGACTCATGGACGAAGGGGTGGTGGGCCGGTGTTCGTTCTATTCACGAGGACGAGCAATGAGCCGCACCGCCGCATTACTGGTGTATCTCGGAGTCGTCGCGGTGCTGTCGGCTATAGCTGGCACGACGCCGCCACAGGCCACGATCGCCCTGGTGGTAGCTTGGGGCATCGCCGTGATATGGCTATGAGCGCCGCATGGTTCTGGGTTACTGTTTTCGGTACTGTGGCTGTCCACTACATCGTGGCAGCTCTGGTGCTGCCGTAATTATTTTTAGCCTGGGGTATTGACAGGCTCCGGCTTTGACGGTATCGTTCCCGTAGTGGAAAGGTGGTCCGAGATGAAAAGATCCAGAGTCGAGACGGCCGAGCGGAACCATGTCAAGGTGCTCGCTCGTAAAATCGACGCCGAGCTGTACGATCGGCCGGAGTGCCGCATCTGTGGCGGCAAGATCCCAAAAAAGTACGTTCTCGCCGGTGTTTCCACTCGAACCGTGTGCTCTGGCGAATGCGCCCTGAAGGCAGTTGTGATGAAAGAGAACGCCAAGATCAAAGCGGAGGCAATCCATGACTCAGCATAATCCAGAAAAGTATCTCGGGTGGTCCATCGAGAACCCAGGTCACGTGTCTCACTTCATAGTTGACCGGAATGGCTACGCTCAGGCCCTGTGCGGCAGCCCGCGCTTCGGAGGTTCAGTGGAAGCGTACCCGAAACTGCCCCGCTGGGGAGCGACCTGTGGAAGATGCTCGCGCTCCCTCATTAAAGCCGAAGCGGTGCAATCGTGAGAGCGTGCCTGGGCGGTTGTGGGGCGATTCTTCCGAGTGAGGAGACTCTCTGTACGGTGTGCTGGGACCGGTACGATCGAGCTCAGGCCGCCAAAAGGCCGCCGATGTCGGCCGCCCAGTGCGCCCTTGGGATCTCGCAGGCCGCCGGCGGGATGCTGCTGCTCTTGGCTGTGGGCGCCCTCTGCTGCACTGGCTTCCTGATAGCCCTCGCGACGGCCGGGCAGGCACTGCGATGAGATCCTGGTGGTACTGTAACGCTTGCGGCGCCCAGAACAGCCCTGTCGACGGAGAGTGCCAGTTTTGCATCTGCGAGGGCGCCGATTGCGAACGCAGCGACTGTAGCGATCCGGCCCATTTCTGCCCGGATACGGCTGAGCACGAGACGTGCAACTCCAGGCGCGACTGCCGCGCCATTCAGTCACCAGAGGTGCAACCATGAAGGCGCCGGTAAACATCTACACTATTGGTTACCCGATGGATCAAAAGACGCAGGCCATGGCCGATTTGCTAGTCACGCGCCCTTACTGCCAGTTCCACACCTGCTCCGTCACCGGCCGCGTGGTTTGCTTGACGTGCTGGATTCGCAACAAGGTTTTCGCCGGCAAGGTGTAGCGATGAAAACCTTTGTTCGGGATACCAGTTTCGGCGCTCATGCTGTCAGCGTGGTTTGTTTGACATGTGGCAAGCTAGTGCGCCTTTGCGATGCCCTCATCGACCCCAACGGTCCTGCGTTCAGAGCGTACTATCACGACCAACCTGAATGCCGGCCAACGAAAGAGGATGCGATATGACACTTCGTGGCCATTCCATTGCCTTGGCACTAACGGTACTCTCGACCTCGGCGTGTACGAGCATGGGATGGCACGACCGTGCCGCCCTGGCCCATCAAGACTTTGGGCCGACCAAAATCTTGACCATCTGCGTGCTGGCTGATGCCGCCAAGGATCTCGAGGTGTTCGCGACCGCTGAACATGAGTTTTCCTCTCATTACGGTCTGCATCTGAGTCTTAGGTACCTCGGGCCTTGGCGTCGTCCAGGATGGACGGGCCCTGCCATTTACGAGGGGTTGCTCAGGGTGGACAGGCCGGCCGGTTGTCATAAGCTCTTCGCCTTGGTGCGTCGAAGCGTCGGGGATTACGTCTGGACATACGCAGGGATGCCGACCATCTACGGCATAGCTGGAGGGATCACAGAGTATGACCGAGCGTTCGCCGTCCTCGATGCACCATCAGTTCTTCATGAGATGTATCACCTGCTCGGCTGTACTGAACATTTCGACATGCAAGGCTGCTATCCAGCCATAGCAGAACTCAAGAGGAGGCTACCATGAGGCCAATGAAGAATCACGACGGCGCGACGCTTGGCTACTGCCTGGAGTGCGGCCTAGTCAAGTATGTCGCGTCGTGGGACTGGATCGACGGCAGGGACAGTCCGTACGCCATCAAGCGCTGCCGGTGTACCAAAAGGATACCGCGCAACCACAAACCCGTGCCAGCGGCGTACTGTGACGAGGCCGGTAAGGTCTACAACGGACCGCAGGTCATCCCAGAGACAGAAAGGAAGAGGCAATGAAAGAGCCGCTGCCGGAGTCAGAGAATTGCATATCTCCAAACTTCAAACCAGAGCTCAGGCTGACGCCTAGCTACCAGCTCGGCTTTCTCCAGGGATCTGTGCGGGCGTTCCTGAGAGGCTACAGCACTCGGGAACTGCTCGAATCATCTTTTCACTTGGTGCTGGCATGGCAGAAAGAGCAAGACGAGATGGAGAATGCTGCTCTCAAGGGATTACATGATGGGTTACAGATCGACTCGGTGAGCGATCGTGCGGAGTAGCTCCAGGGACTCTTTTTTGTAGGCGTCTGTCTCAGCGGCGGCCTGGTAATGGAAGTGAGTCGCCCCAGATCGGTGCTCTAGCCAGCCGATCAGGACGGCGGCGCACTCCCACACGAGCGCGACGCCGGTCATCATCAAGATGGCTCTGGTCACTCCAAAACCCAGGTACTTCAGGGCGGCGGAACCGCCTAGCGCCGGCAAGACCCACCGCTGTAGAGGGGAGAGCCACACGTCTCCCTTATTTTTGAGATACAGGGCCATCCCCACCCGGCGTGACCAGCCGCCGCCCTGCGGTTGCTCGACAGTCATGAGCGCGAGCCTCGAGGTAGCACCTGGAGCTCGAGCTCGGCTGCGAATGGATGAACCCGGGATGGTTCCGCGGAGAGCCGCATCGTCAGACCAGATACGAACTCGAATAGCCAAGTGTCCCCGCCGGTAGGAGTCGGCTCTCCCAGAGTGGTAAACCCGCGCAGGACTTCGCCTTGCACCTGATGACCCGGGCAGCGCTCTGGATATACTTGCCGGCAGACCTGGCATTCCAGATGACTAGCTCGTCCTTCGCCCTTGATATGGCGCTCTTGCATCGTCGGAGTCCAGATCTTCTGTATTGTGAGCCATCTAATCAGTAGACGGGCCTTGTATTTCTTGTCCAGAGTAGGCGCCGCCTCGACCACCATCACTTCGGACGTGGTCAACTCAAAGCCTATGCCTTGCCATCCGCGCGGGAGCTCTCCTGGCAGGAAATAGACACCGCTAATCTGTTTGCCGCCGCATCTCTCTTCTAGGGATTGCCAGGAAACAAGTTCCTCACCGCCATTCCAGGCCACCTGATGGTGAGGATCGGTAGGAAGACGCTGGAGAGGATTAATGGAACGCTCTTCCTCGCTCAAGTGCCAGATCTCCTCGACTTGGGCGCTGTCTTTTTGAAGACCATCGCCCCCGGGACAGTTGGATGGGGACTGCCGCGCATCGGCTTATCCTTGCACTCGCTGGCGCGATGTCCCTGATGACGGCAGAAGGCGTAATATGCGTGGCTCGGCTTGTCGGCCATTTATGTCCCCTTTCGACGGCCATTGCTGGACGTCTTTTTGAACTTCAGTCCGGCTGACTTCACCCCGGTCTTAACCCCGGCATGCTCCGGCAGAGACTTGATATTCGGGGTTTCCTTGGCCCATCCTTCGGCCTTAGACTTCATCTCCGGGCCGAGGTACCCACCGAATGCGGCCTTCATCTGAGCCTTACTTTTGAATGGCATAGGCGTCCTCCCCTACATAGATTGTACCTCTTCGGCCAACTTCCGCGCTCGCAAGAGACGCTCGCTCTCGATCCCGAGATCTTGCACCAAGGCCGCGACGCGCTTCTCAGTGCCGTCAATGTATGCCTGGATGGCGCCCACTTTGGTTGACTGAAGAGGCGGCAAGTCTTTCGTCCATCGTGTCTTACAATGGAACGCAAGACCTGGCCCGCAGACACCACGGCCCTTCAGCCAATAGACAGTCTTGGTCACCTTCACGATTTCGGCTTCATGGATCTCGAGCTCGCGATAGCCGGAGTAGACAGCGTAGACTTTGGTCCCAGTAGTTAGCATGGATTCATGTCCTCGGTAGCGCGTTCATGAGTCTTTCCATTAGCCTGCCAGCGTAGGAGTTGGTGTCTATTTCTCGGCGACGCAGCTCTACGCAGACCAGGTCTATGGCGGCGTCCGTCATCTTTTCGGCTAGGCCGGTCTCCATGATGTCAGCCCTGAACCTCGCACCCGAGTTAAGAGCCAAGGCCACTAGAACTACCTCCGCATCGTTGAATCCATCGAACGCCTGTGCCGCTACCTCACGAACGTCACTCATGCCGGTGTTCTCCGGTACCTGATATAGGTGGTCTGTCTCGGGAAGTCGACGCTGTCATTGGCCATCCACTTCGCAAATGTAAACGCCTCGTGGCCATGCGCCTCGACGCCGAGCCAGTGTTGATTGTCGTGCGATCGGTCCGTGTCGTCGTGGCACGGTCGGCAAAGCATGGTCAAGTTGCTAGGTGTACTGAGGCCACCTTGGCTGCGTTTGATCACGTGATGTGGATCGAGCCTGGCCCCGCTTCTACACCAGGGATTTTCACAGCGATGGCGGCATCGGACGGTTAGGCTCTTCACCAGAGATACGTAGTCTTTCCGTGGCATCCCGTCCCGCATGATCGGCTTCGGCCGGCTGCTCAATCGGCTACGTTTCACATTCCGCCTCCTCCTCAACGCCGGCGACAAGATTCTGGCGCAGCCAGTCTATCTCCTGTAAGGCTTGCAGATGACGGGCGCGGTCCTCGATCCATCCCGTGTGCCCCTTGGCTTCTTCTGCGGCGATATATGCTAGCCGACGCCGAATCTCGCTCGTGGCCGCCGCCAAGGCCAGACGCGGATACTTGACGCGAGCGTGATGCACGAAGATCCGCACGGCCGTTAGGGGCGCCATGCCCGAGACGATGGCTTGCCGGCATAGTTTGTACATCGCGTAGCCGGTCTGAATTGCCTCGGGTACGACATAGAGCGAGGCCAGGTCCATAATAGTCACACCGTAAGGGCCGACCATCACGTTGTGTGCGTGCAAGTCAATGTGGGCCAGCGTGGGCGCTCCCAGATCGGTCTCATAGGCGATAGCCTCGATGCCGTCGGCTGGCACGTGGCTCAGTGTGTGGCGCAGCCAGGCGATCCTCGCGGCGACTCGACCCAAGTCTGTAGCGTCCACGAAGCTCGTTCCTCCGACGTACCGCAGGACCACACAGCCGTGGGCCTCTCCGAGATGGCTTGGAAATAGATCTTGGAGTGCTGGCAGTAGGGCCATGCGGCGACGGTAACGGTCCTGCTCGCCAGCCGGAAGTTTTTTGACGACTAGGCCGGCCGGCAGGATGCGCATGTTCTTCGAGTTTTCCGCCGCATCGGCCTTGACCACCAGCCGCTCATAGTTGCGCTCGACGATCGCCACAGGTCCGAAGCCGATCCCGAGATCGGCACAGACGGAGCGGGACAGGTCTGCCAGGTCCGGCTCGCACGGCCCCCATATAGGCGATGGGCGCGAATGGTTGTCAGGCTCCCACATAGGATCTATCCTCCCATCACCAGTAGGCTACGCTTCATCTCGTTCTACCCCTTGGCCCTGTGCGGCCAGGTCGATATTCGTAACTTCGACCATCACCAGAAATGCCGCCACTGGATGTTTGATGCCGTGCGCAGACATTAGCTTGCTAAAAACCCGCTCAACGAAATCTGCTTCGCTGGGCGGCATTCGGCTCAGAATGAACCGTAGAAAGCCGACCCCTGGAGCATCGGCCATACCCCGCGGCTTAGCGCCAGTGATGTCCGTAGCCCTGGCCTGGACGGCCGCGGTGGTGGCTTGGCCGGCGAACTTGACCTGCTCACGCCAGTCTACCGGATGGGCGTTCAAGTCTGCCGGTATCTTGGCGGCCAGCTTGAGCACTGGAGCGAGAGCGGCAGCTTTGTGAACGCCAAGCCTGGCAAGTAATTCCTTAGCTTCAGCCTGCTCTTCTACGGGGAGCGCCTCTATGCCGGCATGGGCCTGTAGCCAGCGGCGCAGAGTACGATATCCAACGGATACGCGCTCATCAAAGTACGCCTCCTCACTTTGATAGCCGAAGTGTTCGTACGTCTTTTCGCGTATCGCTTGAGCCGCCAGATCGGCGAAGTCCAGAAAGGAAGATGTCGTTTTTTTGGCGGCTTCGCGTAGACGGCGATCCAGATCTTCTGCGGCTGCATTCACTTGGCGCGCCTCCGTTTATTGTCCTGGCGCTTACACTCTTTACAGCTCCTCGCGCCGGCTTTGGTGATGTATAAATTATCGCCCGAGTACAGATGCTCACGTGGGCAATGTGTCTTGGCTATGTTGTGTTCGCCGCGGTTCAGATTGCTAAGGTTGGGTACGTGCCGTCCTCTGGCCACACAGTCTCGCATGTTATCCGATTGAGTCCCGCGATATAAATGTTCTGGCTCGAAACAAGGCGGATTGTCACAAGCATGTAGGACCATCGGGCCATCTCCAGGCAGTCCTATCAGATCGGCCATGACAATGTGGACTTTGAGCGTGAGTCTGCCGTGGCGCACTTGGCCGTAGCCGTGCTCGTTGGTCGAGCCGTCCCAGATTAAACAGGCGCCTTTACGCCGACCGCGCGCAGTGAGGCGCTCAATCGTAAGCGGTGTTCTAGCCGGCGGCATTAGCTACATTCCTGATGAACTTGATTTCCTCGGCTAGGTTTTTGGTCAAATCGTGTCTCTCCTCGATCACACGTCTAGCCCTAGCCCTCAGCCAATCTCCTTTGGCGGCAGATATGGCGAGCTCGATCCGTGCCGATAACTCGTCTATCCGATCTGGCTCATGAGTAAAACACGGGTACGTCTTAGCGTCTGGAACGCCTGTCGAGACCACGCACGGTAAGCCGCAGGCCATAGCTTCCCAGAGCGCCTTCGGAGAGCCCTCCGACCATGACGGCATAGCAAACACGTCGGCGTCGCGTAGCATCGCGGAGACCTGGCCGTAGGACACCCGTCCAGGGAATAGAGTATATCTCCCTTCTGATACCGCTTTAGATACCAACTTCAACCTTTCAGGTCCTTCACCGAGGATGGTGAGGTTGACCATAGATCCTAGCCGGAGACTGTTGACGGCCTCGATCAGGTTCCCGAAATTCTTTTCCTTCGAGAGCCGCCCTATCGCAAGCACTTCACAGGTCGGCCTCGTCCGTTTGCTTACTGGTATCCAGAACTTATCCAACGGCACGCCATTCGGAATGACCGTCACTGAAACATCTCGGTACCGGGTCCGAAGGGCCCAGCGTTTTTCTAGGCCATAGGCCGATACAATGATCCCGGCCGCGAAACGGCATGCCCAGTTACGTAGTGTCGCCCACATAGCGGCCTTGTAGGTCTTGCCGGCCAATCTAGCGAGCTCGGCATGGTCATAGCCGAGTGTCAGGACGAACGGTGGACCTCCGGCCATGCGCGCCCTAATGGCCGGGATGGCATAGCGAAGATTCGTTACATGTACGGCATCGGCGCCATCTATGGTGTCCGTCACCTCAAACGCCTTGGCGTAAGCGTCCCTGTCCAGCTGGGTTCTCTCGTCAGCAGGAGACGGATCTCGTAATACCGCTAGGCGCATGGTAGCCCCCGATAAACCCTTAATAACCGTTCCGCTATTAAGACTTTAGAGAATCTCTGTAAGACGTTCTGTCTGGCTTCGGGTATATTCCAGGGCCACTTACGCTGGATGAGTTGCAGCGCAATTTCCGGAATACACTCAGGACTTGTCAAGGTACCGGTACCCTTGGTGATGATCTCTGGCAGGCCGCCCCTATCAGTTGCCAGGATGTACCTCTCTTGTGCCTGCGCCTCGAGGGCGGTCCGCGGCAGCGTATCGCATTGAAGTGGCGGGATCATGACAAACGTCGATGCCCGCATCCATCGCAACACCTCGGTGCGTGGTAACGGCCCGACCGAGAGGACGTTGGGATGTGTCTTGTCCTTTTGCCCTACATGTACGAATGCGGCTTGCTTATGCCCTTGAGTCGCCGCCATCGTGAACAGTCCCCATCCCTTACCAGGGCTCGGCTTGCCGACAAAGAGCACGACAGGACGGAACCCTAATTCGTGTCGGTCCCGCAGGTTTATAGCCTCCGCTAGGAAAACGGGCGGCTCTGGGTTGACGGGTGACGGTATAACAACACTTGTTATATTCCGCTGAGAGTAGACCTGCCGCAATGCCTCGGATGGGAAGACCACCGCGTATGCGTGCTGTAGTTGATCTAGGATGCCGCGTCGCCAACGATAGCCTAGAGCGCGTTGAACGTAGGCTCGATGCCCGCCATACTGGCGCACAAATTCCGGGATGCACTCCGTCATCAGCTTGCCCTGACCGCAGTCGCTCGGAATGGTGATCCGGGAGAGCAGGCAGACCGCAATCGGACAAAGCAGGCCCACGTCACGCAGTGTGACAATCCGCCTAGTTCTCCAGTCTTTGACCTGGCAGAGCGCCCCGAAGGAACGCCAGTCTTGAGCATGTACAACCTCAGTCGGCATCATGACGTCCGCGTAGGCGGCCATCACGTCCTTCCACCCGCCAGACTTCCAGTAGTCTCGTTCCCTGTCCGAGGACGGCGCAGGGAACCTGATCACATCGACGCCGCCCACAGATTCCTCGTCTTGGGTTTCTTCTATCCACTTAGGGGTGAGCACCTGAACCTGATGGCCCAGCATCGCAAGGGTTTCCGCCTCGAGGCGGACACTCTCAGCAGAGCCACCCTGTTCCGAGGGAGGATAGTGTTCGCATAACATCAAGACTCTCATCTGGCCATCAGTTCTGCGACCGTCACTTGCCGTCGCCGATGCAAGGACTCACCAGATGTTCAGGATTTGCGAAGAAGGTTTTAACCCTGACAGCGCTAAGGGCGGCCGCTCTGGCATCCTCACAAGCCCCCTTTGAGGCGAACTCCATCTTGACGGGCCGATCCCCCAGGAATATCACGAAGAAGTAGATTAGCGCCCCGATCATGCCGGCCTCAACACATACAGCGTCGTGGCCGCGGGCGCCTGGAGATGCTGAGGAAGATTCTCGATCGAGCGCACTGAAGGCCCGATCATGGTATCGAAGTTATGCCGCCATAGAACGTAGTCCCCGGTCGACTTCAGCGCATCCCATGAGGCTGGCCCTTTGGCGATGGTGCCGAAGCCAGGTTCTTCGACCAGGACTACGGCTTGCCTTGCCCGATGGCGCATCCACGACACCAGCCGCTCCGCTCCGGTACGCTCCAGATGCCCGAGCACGCCGACCGTGAAAATGACATCGGCGGCATACACCGGCGATAGCAGCATGTCGTAAAGATTGGCGGCAGTGAAGATGGACTTTGCGGGGAGTGTGGACTTGCATTCCCGGATCGCGTCAGCGTTAATGTCCACCCCGATCACGCCCAGGTCGACATACTTCCGGCGTAGCTCTGCTAGATTACGGCCGCAGCCGCAGCCTAGTTCCATGACGTTCTTCGCATCCATGAAAACGCCATGCTTAGCCAGCCAGCGAGCGCGTAGCTGGGCCCTACTGAGACTAGTGGGAGCATCCCTGTAGCCCAGCATATACGTCTCCGTACGTTGCGAGATGCCCCGCCACTGTTTTGCTGTCATCTCCCGGACGGCTAACACGTCTGTCTGGTCAGGATAGCGTCGCAATTTCTCCCGTAGCATCCGCACTGTCTCCGTCCATTTGTTCATAGCATGCTCCGGTAGGCCGATTCGATCCTGTCTAGCCAGACTTCCGGCGTGTATGCGCCTTGCCACGCCGCACGATTCATGACCGCTAGCGTAGTCGGCTGACAAGCCAGCGCCCTAACAATAGCATCCGGCATATCACGTTCCGGCATGGCCTGACGATTCCCGAGCAGGTCGAGCATTGGCCCCCCTTCCGCCGCAACTATCGGCAGGCCGGCGGCCATCGCCTCGAGCACGGCTAGAGGGCATCCCTCCATCTTGGACATGAAGACGAATAGGTTTGCTGTGCGTAACAAGGCGTCTTTCAGTAATTCAGCGGTGCGTCCCAGGAAAAATACACGCTCCTGAATATCGAGGGTCCTGACGAGCGCCCGTGCCTCGGCCAGTAGCGGTCCGTCCCCGACCCAAATCAGGTCAGAGTCAGGCCGCATCCGTACTACATCTGCCCAGAGACGCACTAATTCTAGCGGCCGCTTTCGCGGTATTAGTGGCCCTACGGTAACGGCTAGATTCAATGTCCGGTAATACCCTTTGCCGCCCGGTTCTCGGATGCCGCATCCAGATACAACCACTGGCGGTAGCTTAGCATCCTTGCCCACGCGGGCAAACTCATTACGCAACTGCTGCGCCACGAAATGACTGTCGACCACCACCAGATCAGACTTAGATATGACCCAGCGCTCGACCGGTGCGCAGACAGGCTCCCAGTGATGTACATGCGTGACCATGGGAAGCCCTGTGCGGGCCAGGATACACGCCGGCCCTAGATGGCTTGTGGAATGACACCTGAGCAGGTCAAATGCCGGCCCAGATCGGCTGGCGGCCCGCAGCATCGGCGCCATGGTCGCCCACGCCACCGGCCACCGGCCTAGTCCTTTGCGCGGGAAAGATACCGTACGGACACCATGTCCACGCTGTCCCAGCCCTAGAGCTAGCTCGTATTCGTACCGACTTCCGCCGCCGGTAGCGTTTGCCGTGAATCCGCAGGACGGACTGAGGATTCTCACCACAGCCCCAAGAAAAGCATTCGTATCAGCCAAGCGCCTAGTAGTGCCAACATGACCCAGCGCCTTACCATTTTCCTGTTATCCGTCCTATTTCGCGCACTACGGTGACCTGTTGATCAGCCGTAATGTCGGGACCGCTTGGCAAAATCAACAGCGTCCTAAGAAGATTCTCGGCTACAGGTGTCGGTGTAGATACCGACACATGCGGATAAAATCCGAGAGGGTAAAAACCCGGCCGCGTCTCGACACCAAGTTCGCCCAAAGCTAGCCCCAGGTCTCCTGGTAACATTTTTGTGAACGTGTCCGTCTTGAGTGCGGTCAGCCACCACGCCGGCGTATGCGGGCCTGGGCTCTGAAAGGCGGACTCCGACACGCCGGTCGCCAGATGCTCGAACGCAGACAACCATCCAGCGTGAACCTGATTGCGTTTGAAGACCAGTTCCTGAATACGTTCTAGTTGGGCACAGGCCAAGGCGGCGTTCAAATGAGCCGGCTGCATATTCAGACCGGGCTTAGTCGCCCAGTACCGAACCCGACTGCACGGTAAACCGTTGTGCGACCACTGCCGCACGAGACGAGCAATCTCAGAATCATCGGTCAGGACGGCGCCTAGTTGGCCACCGCTGATGGTCTTTTCCCCACGGAAACTCATGATGCTGACCGCTCCACGACTGCCAGCTACTTGACCGTTGGCATACATGGCGCCGTGGGCCTCGGATGCGTCCTCGATCAACGGCACGTCGTGTTGTGAACACCAATCCGCTATGAGGTCGCTTTCCTTGGCCAGCACTCCGTAGGTATGAGCTAACACTACCGCTTCTAGTGGAGCCGTCCCTATATCAGAGACGAGGTGCATGCCAAAAGTTCTTGGTTCGGCGTCGGCTATCCGGATACTGAGCCCGGCCATGATAGCGGCATTGCAGACCGCGTCGCAAGTATACGCCGGGAGCAAGACCGGTCCCTTGATGTCAAGCGCCCGGAGTGCCAGGTAAAGCGCGGCCGTACCGGACGACACGGCAACCACGTGGGCTCGGCCAGTCAGTTTGCACAGCCAATCCTCGAACCGATCGACATACGGGCCAACAGTCACCCAGCCGGATCTAAGGGCCGCCGCTACGTATTCCTGTTCTAATGGACCAAGCGACGGCGAATTTAGCGGAATCAACTCTGTTTCTCCTTCCAGATGTGATGGCTCTGTCCTGCGATGATGCGTAACTTACGCATCGGCCCGTATTCGGACTCGTGCATCGCTATGATGCCGTTACCTTTAGCCTCTTCCCAGCGCCTAATGTAGCGTGTCAGCCTGGCCAGACCAGCCGGTTCCAAAGACGCACTTTGATCCGTCCCCCACGCGGAGCGATCTAAAGTAAAGTGCGCCTCGATCACCGCGGCGCCGAGTACGGCGGCAGCGAACTTATCCCATATACCGACCGCATGGCTGGAGTACCCTACCACCGCTTCATGACCAAAGGCTTCATGAAACGTTAGGATAGCCTTCAGGTTGAGCGCCTCCGGTGGACATGGGTATGCCGATTTGCACCACAGGATCACCAGCGGCATTCCCGGCGACGCCATGAGTAGAATATTGTAGGCCCGGATGATCTCGGCATCCGACGACATGCCCGTCGAAAGTATCACAGGCTTACCCGTTTTTGCCGCTGCCACCAGAAGGGAGTCGTCCGTCAAGCATGCGGACGGGATCTTATACGCCGGCAGATCGTACTGCTTCAGAAATTCCAGGCTCGGTGTATCCCATGCCGAAGCGAACCAGGTGATGTTCTCGCGGGCACAAAATGATGCTATAGCATCGAACTCGCGCGTCTCGAACTCAAGCCGGCGCCGATAGGTCATGTAGTCCATCTGGCCCCACGGAGTATCACGCATCACCGACCGCTGCGCTACAGGTACGGCGATTTCCAGGGTGCGTTTCTGAAACTTCACGGCATTAGCGCCAGAATCAATGGCGGTCCAGATCATCTTGAGTGCTGTGGCGACATCGCCGTTGTGGTTTTGCCCTATCTCCGCGACTATATAGCAAGGCAAATCCTGCCCGACTTCGGCGTGGTCTATCCTCACCCTCATTTGCAGTCTCCCGGCGTCCATCGCCGCTGGGCGGCTATTGTGGCGGCGCGCTCTAGATCGTCCAGTGTGTCTATCTGACACGCACGGTCCTCGGCGGGATACGGTACTACCAATCCGGCTATGGTGTACCCTTCCATACTGCCGGCACGAATGCAGCGTACCCGCACAGCGTCAATCCAGCCGGCCGATTGGAATGCTGGCGGTAACAACTGACGTGGATGATTAGCTCGGCTATCCTCAGAAATGTAGGGGGCCAGCCAAGGCTGACCCGAGAGATCGCCGAGAACCTTATACATCTTGAGAGGATGGTGGATGGCCGGCACCACAGATCGTATCGAGTCTATCTCTGGATGTGCATCCATGAACTCGACTACGTCTTTGATGTTCTCCGGATTCCTGAACGGTGCCGTCGGGCGCAGCCAGACTATCAAATCGTCCGAGTCCAAGACGGTCTCGAAAATGAGATGCTGCGCCACTGGTAGATCCGGTGTCCAATCCTGACTCCAACGGCTCGGCCTTTCCAGGACGCCCACGTTGAGCCTCTCCGCCTCTGCCAGGATTTCGACTGATTCACTAGACACGATGACTGGGTAGGTCGTGTGGCGCGTGGCCATGACAGCCCACTCCAAGAGGGTGGCGCCGTTCAGTTTAGACAGATTCTTGCCGGGTATGCCCTTAGATCCACCGCGGGCCGGTATTACGATTGTAGTTTTCAATGCCGACCGCAAATGTGGTGCTCGATTACCCGTTCTAGGCCGGCTGGCAGCGGGATCGTAGCCTCCCACCCGAGGTTATTCAGTCGATCCGTGTTCAAGCACTCGACGTAGCCGTTCTGGCTTCTGTCGATATTCAGGACCCGGGGCGTCACTTTGCCGCCGGTTAACTTACACACCAGGTCAGCCACCTCCAGAACTGAATAGGTCATGGCGGAGGCGCAGTTATACGATCCTCTCGCGTCCTTGTTGGCCACCGCCTCGGCTAGGATCATGTACGCCCTCACGACGTCATCGACATGGATGTAGCTCTTACGCGGGCTTCCGTCAGAGTTGATGACCGGGGATACCCAGCGTAGAGCCGACGAAACCGCGCTTGGGATCAGATGGTTGGAATGCGGATCGAGCTCGCCATAGGCATTGACATGCCGCAGGTTTGCCACCGGTAACCCATCGAGGGCCGCTTGGCTCACCAGTATGTCAGCCGCGGCCTTAGTAGCGCCGTATACGTCCACCGGGCGCAGCATATACTGCTCAGTCATCGCGGCGCCTGCATAGTTCCCGTACACACGATCAGACGATGCGAAAACAGCAGCCTTCAAAGTAGGCTGGCCGTCTATCCGGATACTAGATAAAACATCATGCGCGGCCTGAACGTTCGCCAGGAATGCCCTCCCTGGATCATCTTTACACTTATGCACGTCCACCGCTCCGGCCAGGTGAAATATGATTTCCGTTCCCCCAATATACTTCAAGCCTCGATAGACCGGCACGTCGCCAAGACCAAGGGCGGTCCATGCCCGACTGTCGCACACTAGATCACGGCCGGACACGACCGCGCCGGTATCTACCAGAACCTTAACCAAGTGCGATCCCACGAACCCGACACACCCGGTCACAACCACTCCCTTGCCGCGCCAGAATGCGCTAGTCATATCTTCACCTTTTTCCCTAGCGGAATACCGTGTAAGATCCCGAGGACATCCCGAATGTATTCGCGTAGCCGGACCGCAGCGAACCACAGCCGCTCAAACCAGATAGCTTCCATCATGTAGACCGTATAGCCTTTGCTCCGGTCAGCCGGCCTGTAGTGAGCCTTCGCCCATCTGCGTGTGTCGAGGGTTCTCTCCAGGGCCTCGAGTTGTGAATCTCGGTTACCCTCTATGAATACCACCCCGCCGATAGCAAGCCTCCGGAAATGGTCGGACTGTGTAGTGCCGTCCACCACCAGAAAGTCATACAGGCAGTCGCCTGGTCCTAGACAAATCCGCAGACGAACTTCCTTCCCCCGTGGCAGGTTCTGACTTAACTGGGTACGGCACCAAGGTTCCGGTTCTTCGGCCACAATACGGGTATGCCGTGGGGCGGCCCGCATGATAATCGACGTCAACGTCCCGATGCCGGCGCCTACTTCGTACACAAAATGAGGTTGGCAGCAGCGTATCCACCAGTCCAGACCCTCGCACGCGAAGACAGTAGCAATCTGCTCAGAGCCGGCTCGGCTAGCGAAATCCGCTCGGACTTCCGCTGGCGTCATCATCGGACTAAGCCGGCGATTAGCGTTGCTAGTCTCCTGGCCGTGTGTCCGTCAGTCTGAACTACGGACTGTGCATTATGGATAAGTCCGGATGCCAGCCATTTCGGCATTGTTCTATGAACTCGCGCTAGTACGGCCTGTTCTAGTTGCTCTTGCGTCTTGGCTACGACGACACCTGGCCAATCAGTAACGGCCTTCATATGCTCAAAGCCGGCATGGTCCAGGAGATCACCGGTCTCTCGGTCTCCGCCCTCACTACCGCCAGTTGATGGCCCATAACTGACCAGGATGGACGGAGTGCCTTGAAGCGCCGCCTCGATCACCAGAGTCGAGAATGCCGTAACAACCACCTTCACCTTGCCCAGCATCCCGCGCAGAGGCCCCGGCGCGCTAGCACCGGTATCCAGGTATACGCCGAGATCTCGCCATGCTCGCGATTGCTCGACAAGATCGGCCTTCGATCGGCCCTGTAGCCGGCGAGGGTGTAACCTATACCAGACCCTAAATCTGCGTTTCCTTGCCAGGTTAGCCAGATCCCTGACTAGGCCCTCCTCGTCCCGCATATAGGCTATAGACGTACCGGCCACAAGCACTATCGGTGGTTTGCCTGGTAGCAACCTTTTATTTATAGCCTCCGATGCTGGGGCGTCTAGGCGCAGCGATCCAATGATATGCACTTTGTCTGAGTCGAATCCGTGACAAAGAGCATGCGCTAAGGACGCCTTACCCCACACCGCGACGTGGTCAGGCTTGACTAGATAACTACCCTTCGATGTTAACGTATCCCAGGAAGCAACGATGCCGAGAGTCGGGATACCTAGGCGCCTTGCGGACTTGAACAGATCCGCCTCTTGGCCGCGGTAAATATCCGTGACCGCAACTATGACGTCAGGTTGAAGCACTTTGAGCGCTTGCACGGTCAGTCTACGTACCGGGATCAGCTTTTCGATACTCCTAGCAAGCCGCTCGCCGTCGCGCACATACCGATCAACAAGACTACATAGCCAGATCTCAAGCCGGAGTCGTGTTGCTCTACGCCTGCCCAGCTTCGTCTTGGCCGTCACAGAACCGTGTCGTTCCCAGGCGGTATAGATGAGAGTCCTGAGAATCCGACGCCGCAGCCAGGATACCGGAGCCGGCGCTTGCACGTCTTTGTCTAACAGATGTTCCGCCGTGATGCCGGCTCCAGATAGATAGTAATCCATCTTCGCCTGGTACCAGTCGCGCTCCAGGGCCTCGCTCCCTAAGTAGACTAGAACTCGTTTCATGGCCTAGGAGGGCTATTGATTTCGATCCAGGCTCGCGCGCCCCATGGTAGAGGCTTGTTTTTGTCGTACACCACCCGACCCATCACGCCCTCGTGCCCACATTGCTGACAGACGGCAGTGAGCGGTATCTGGTGGGCGTAATCCTGTTTACCGTACTTGCCATTACTGATTCGCAGCGGTGGCTTATTCTCGCCTCGCTTGAGGTTCGAGATGATGGTGTTTTTGCAGACAGTGATGTAGATCAGAAAGCTCTTCACGGCTGGCAAACTGGACACGGTACCATATCGTGTTCAGTCTCGGGGTCTGCGCAGCAGCAGGTGTCCTCGAAACAGTCATCAAGGACGATGCCTTCTCCGCCGCATTCGTAGCACTCGTCTCCGTCATACTCATCCGGCCATTCTTCGGTCCCGTTTGTCTCATCAATGGCATCGTCAGAGTATCGCGGATCATCCGGATTCATCACACCATCACCTTACCTGATGATTGTCCGCGTGGGCAACAGGAAACTGCTGGATGCGTAGGTCCTCTGGCCATTCGGCCGGATCGCTGCCTTTGCGGTCGCGGATATTGACTGTCTCGATCCTTCCGCTAGCCGTAAGGTCGCTGTCGTAGACATTAGCCCCTAGCTGCTTGACGAACACTGGTACGCCGTAGCATTGTGCAACCACATCGCGAATCCAGTCGAGGTCGCATGGTCTAGCGTGAGGCCCGCTCTCGCCGCCTATGATGACCCACTGCTGGGTGCCTTTGTAGGTGAGCCACGTCTTGGGGATCTCGACAGGGCCTAGCAGCGGCTCTATCGAGAGAAACTGCACGGCGGCCGGCGTAGCTTGCAAGTCGGATATGCGCTGGTCCATGGCGGCCTGATTCTCGATAGAGACGCCGAGCCAGACGTTAGGGAGGACCGGATAGCCGCGGCGCTGCATAGTCTGCATCGACTCCATCATCCGCTCGGGCCGCTTCGTGAGGACCTGGTAGGTGTGTCGCGGCGTGTGTTCCATCACGCTGAAGATGGCGTCGATCCACCCGTCCTCGACCTTCTCGTGGAACAGGTCGGACATGGAGTTGACGAAAATCCTCTTGGGCGATTTCCAGCGGAGCGGTAGATCTAAGGCTTCTTCGATGAACCGGACCTCGCCGGTCCAGCGGGCAACCGTAGCGCTTTCGCCTGTCCCGTCTTCTACGATGCGCTTACGTCGGGCAAGCCCCTCGTATGGCTGGCCCGGACCAGAGAACCGAGCGGCGATCACCTCGGCATAGCAGTTACGACAACCCTCGGAGACGCGAGAACATCCTCTGATTGGATTCCAAACCATATCCGTCCAGGAGATTGAGGTCTTACCGGCCACTGGCAACTCGGTCTTCGAGATCCATCACGATCCGTAGGCCCGCTTTACCATCCGCCCATCCTAGATACCGTTCGATGTACTCCTGCCGGGCCGACTCAATCATCCCGAATGGCACGAATCCGTACGCGGCTTCGTAGCGCATGCCAGTTCCGGGCCAACTGTAAAAGTTACGCTCAGACCAGGGATTGAAGTCCACACCTCGGCCGGCGTAAGCGTTCCATCCTCGCGGCGCTACATTCCAGGACGGAACATTAGCAAGCACGGCCTCAGCCACTCCAGAGGAGCAATGGTGAATGAAGAGCCCGGCCCGGTTCAACAGCGTCACCGGGTCCTGATTGGCTACTACGTCGGCAGCGTCGCGCGTGTACTCCGGCAGATACACCTTGTCGCGGGCCGAAACCACCAGCGGCCAGCCTAGCTTGTCGGCAGCCTGCCTGGCCGCCTTCACAGTCCGCCGATCCTCGAACTGCATCTTGAGCCAGAAAAGACTGTCAAGGTGGTGCGCGCCCCATGGGAACGGGTAGTAGAGTACCGATTTCGGCGGTAGCGGTAGCGGATCGGTGGGCCCACTCATAGGATGCCCGACCGGGACGAAGTTTCTAGGAAACAGCCTTTCCTGCCGTTCCTGCCAGAAGCCTAGCCATGCCGAGCTCCAAGAGTACACGACGTCCCAGTGCTCTGGGTTCAGATAAACCAGATCCGACCACGAAGTCTGGAGTGCGGCGCATATCCCACCGATGCCGCGAGGATCAATGTCTAGAGCTGCTGGAACCAGCCAGGCGTCCATGGCCGGTGTCAAGTCATCCGGACCGCGGTAGTGGACCCAGTATGGCAGGCGCTCTCTGCTAACCGTGTGCTTGGCGTCACCCGGCTTGGGTCGACCTAGCACATAGACATCATGCCCACGTGCCGTGGCTACTAATGCTGTCCCCTCGCACCAGCGCCATTGATTAGCTCGCCTGATTACGATGCCTAACTTCATACCAGGTAGCTCCACATGATCGTACTGCCGGCCGGAATATCGACGGCCACACGACGGCCTATCAGATACACTTCGTCCGGCGGCTCGAACCCGCCTAGGACGGATGGTCGGCGATAGTCGAAATCATCGCACTTGATAGTATCGCCAGCGTGCAGCGTGCTACTTGCGAAGGCGCAGCGCCTAGCGGCGGCTTGGCTATAACGTTCGGCCGGGAGGATACGTTTCCTCTCCGGCTTACCTATCGACGTCCAGACATTGTGCATGGCAAGCACAAAATCCCGAGCCTCGTTTGGCGCTACGGCCGTCGACTGCTCAGGTCCAGCGCTGTGACGATCTAGCGTCAAGTTTTTTTCGATCATAGAGGCGCCGAGGGCCACTGCGGCGGCATCCACATGCCAGCTCCGAATGTGCGATGAGTAACCGATAGCAGCCTCCGGAAAAGCAGCCATCAAGACAGGTATCTGAGACAGGTTGACTCGACGCATCGCGGCTGGGTACCCACCCGCTACTTGGTGTATCATCACTTCGCTGGCGGCATCAATAACGGCGTTGACCGAGCGCTCTAATTCTCCCAGCGTTGCGTGCCCGGTATCGAGCAGGATAGGCTTCATAGTCCTAACAGCGATACACCGAATCAATTCCGTGTTTGTGATGTCGCCAGAGCAGATCTTGATCGCTTTAACCTTGGCTGCGATGGCTGTATCTAGGGAAGTCTCGGCATTGTCGACCGTCGCGATCAGGTCGAGCCCTAACTCCTCGCAGCGCGCCCCGACGATCTTCCATTCATCACGGGTCAATGTCCGCCGCTGGAGAGCCGCCCGTTGAGATTCCTCGCGTTCGACACCATCGGCATCGGTAAAGTGGACTACGGGAGCGCCTCCGATCAATGTATCCACATCCAATATCTGGACCTTGAGAGCGTCGGCGCCGGCATTGGCCGCACACTCTGCCAGTCTCATGGCAGACATCAGACCTGACATGGTCCCGCCGATTTCAAACGTGATATACGGCGCGAGATCCGATCCTAGCGTCTTGTAGCCTATTCTGATGGTAGCCATGTGTCTCCCGCAATAGAAAAGTAGAGACTGTCCCACAGCTTTCCGTTCCAGAACTTGCGGCGTGGTAGCGTCGTGGTGTAGGCGGATAATCTTTCGGCTATAGTCTTCCAGAAGACTACAGCGTCAGTATTACAGGTGTACACCTCTCCGTACACAGTCTCCAGACGCATCCGCATGAACGCTTCCACCAGTATCGCTTCCACGGTTCTGCTACCGTACCTAGTCCCGCTATGCCTATACCTAGGGGCTACGATGAGGCTGATTTCAGCAGAGCCGTTCTCTGGCGAGATGTCGGTCAAGCCCGCCATCCCCAGGAAGTCATGTTGTCGGACAGCCCAATACCTGTGGCGACTCAATGGGTTACAGACCACGTTACGGTAAAACTCGCGTTGCGACTCTGGCGTAGAGAGCGTGGCGGTGCGTAGCGCCCCTCGAACACCATTGCGCCACGCCGCTACTTCAACACACTCCTCTTCCGAGAGCGCATCTAGCCGAATGTTAACAGGCGGAATCAAGGCCGAACCTGATATGGAACCATAGGCTGTTCACACTCCTGTAGGCGTTTCACTCCGTGTCCTACCATCGCCTCGGCGTGACGGATGAATTGAACGTACTCTGCCAGAGACTGTGGGTCGTGCGCAACAGCATAATCCGCGTTCGTGGATGGCGTATCCTCCAGTCGGGCATGGACTTCGATGATCTCTGCTCCGGCAGCCACAGCCAGACCACCGGTCGTACGTAGTCTAGTATGGTCACTGAAGCCTACTGGCACCGGCGCCAGCATTCGGCGTAGCTGATAGATGGCGTCGAGGTGCACGTCTCGGGGAGGCGTCGGATAGGCAGAAACGCAATGCAAGACTCCTCCCAGGTTGCCCACCTGGGCAACCGCCGATGCCACATCGTGGATGTCCAGCATACCGGTGGACAGCAGTATCGGCGTGCCAGGAAACCGGTCGTGCGCCCGAATGAAGACCGTATCCCTCGCCTCGAAGCTGGCTATCTTGAACTGCTTGACTAGCGGCGCCACCGCTTCTATATCTTTCGGGAGGTAGACGGTGCACATAAAATCGAGGCGGGTTTCGTGCGCCATGAAGGCTATTTCGTTGAGCCAGGTCCCCGGGAATTCTATCAGCTTGTAGGCGTCCAGGTACTCAGGGGCCCGCCGTCGCTCACAGATAGCCTTGGCGTCGGACGTCCATTGAAACTTCACGGCGTCGGCTCCGGCAGCCTTGGCGTTGGCAACGTGGGCCCGCACCATGTTTCGGTCACGCATGTGCGTGCTGCCGACTTCCGCTATGATGTATGTCTGGCTCATCCCAACATTCCTTTCAGGACATTCGGGTCTAGCTTCCTCGCGGTGCGGCTTGATACTTCTCCTCTCACGGCGCCCACTGTCGCATCGGTGGATTTAATGACGTAGTGTTCAAAATCAACCCCGTACACAGAGTTTATGAGCGTCGCGCGTCTAGCCTCGTCCGCCGAGATGACTACTTCATGGAGTTTTTCTCCGGCCCGCAAAGGAATTCGGCGCTGTTTGGCTCCAGGCGCCACTACTTCAGCTAGTGTCGCCAGACTTGCAGACTCCATCGCCGGGATGTATACCTCCCCTCCTTCCATCAGGCTTATGGCCGCGATCGCGAAGCCCACCACTCGGTCCATCGTGATCCAGAACCGTGTCGCCTCGGGGACGGTGATGGTGATAGGCAGCCCGGCCGCGGCCTGCCGGCGCCACGTCAGGATAACCGACCCAGCACTACCTAAGACGTTCCCCCAGCGCGTACAGGAGATGCGTGTATGAGGGCGCCCCCATTTATTGGCATGGACGGCGTAGAATTCGGCGGCTAGCTTGCTGGCCCCATAAGCAGTGGCCGGGGCAGCTGCCTTGTCGCTGGAGAGAACCAGCACCTTCGGCACATTGCGTTTTAGGGCCGCCCGGATCACCTGGATAGTCCCGTCTATATTAATCGAATACATCTCGCGCGGGTCATTCCCGTCTACGCGCTTCATGGCGGCCGCATGGATGATGGTGTCGATTCTGTGCATGGCGTCGTAGAGCGACTCCGGCGAACGTATGTCGCCGAGAATCCATTCCACCGTGGCAGGATAGTCCAAGGATTCCCGTAGCTTGGCCTGGACGGATTCATTTCTGGAGTAGGCCACTATCTTCTCGGGCGGCACCTTGGACGCCAGCAGATTCCTGATGAGCGCGCTCCCGAAAGAGCCCGACGCTCCCGTAATCAGGACTCTCGTCATATCTTGCCCCTGTCGACCAGGGTATTCGCGAACAGAAGGTCGACGGCATCGTTCACGTCGACTGACTCTACCGGGTTAACTAAATATGGCACAATACTGAGAGAATCGTACCAGGACTTCGGCTTACGGCACAGCCAATCTGCTCTAGCCCAGATGACAGTTCCGTCATGCTTAAGAGCGTCACCTGGCCATCCTGCCGCATGAGATAATACCAGTTTACCTTGGCTGTCCAGAAAACACATATACCGATAGTCTTGCCTGAATGGCACCATCGACATGACGGCATCCACTGTGCCGTCGTATAGCAATCGAGATTCTACCAGGTGTCGTAGGGTGCGTAATGGCGACGTCGGCAGGAGTAACGCAAATAGATCCCACTGACCGTGTTTAGGCTGAAGGAACTCTTGAACACATTCCAACGTTCTAGTTGGTTTAGGGTCCTGTTGTGGGTGTAGGAAGATGTCTTCATATTCCTTAAAACTTTGATCCCAGCCGTCGTATGAGATCGCTATCTCGTCCACGAGCCCCAACCATTTGGCTTGTCGTGCAATCTTGACCGCTCGACCCACAAGCGTTTCCCCGCCGACTAGGCGGAAGTTTTTGCGGGTTAGCCGTTCCGAATGGATCTTCACCGGGATCACTGCTAGCGTTCTCATTTTGGCCCTCCGGTAAATTTAGCCACCAGATCATCGACCAGTGCTCGAAACCTGGCCCGCGCCCGGTCAGCCTCAGCCTGCTCCTCGGCTGTCATTGGTGCCGGTGGCAGCGCCGGATTCTCGATACGCCGACGTTCCCGTATAGCTCTCGCTCGCTCTATGATATCCGGCGCCTGAGGGAAGAATGTAATCTCCTGCCGGCACCGTTTCAGCGCTGCTAGGACGTCTTCCAAGTCGTATGGCTCAAGATCTTCCCAGTATGCTTCTATGACGTGCCGCTCAAGATCCCGTTGCTTCACGGACGCCAGTGCCGTCAGCGCCACCACGAACGGCCGCTTATCCTCAGTCTTCACCGAGGAACTCCTTGGCGGCCTGAATGTTCTTCCGAGTGCGCTCGGTTAAGATCGTGGTCGGCTTGGTCCGTACCAGACCCAAGTAGCTCTCACACTTCGTCCGATTGAAGAGCGTAGCCGGGCGAAGGTATTCGCTCATCTTGGGATCATCCTTCCAGGCCGCGACACGGTTGTCGATCACGGCCATCAATTGCTGCACCGTGATACCTTCAGACAGACGGGCCCTTACAAACTCCACACTCTTGCCCTCCGCTCTGAAGTATCGCTCGGCTTTCTGATTCAGGTATGTGATGACCTGTATCGCCGGGTCAGTGCATGTGGTGGCGAGGGCGGCTTCGTGTTTGTGCGCCAGCGCTCTTATATCACTCAACGTGCCTTATCCCTCCGCTGGAACACGGTTACCTTACGCGACCGTGAGAAACTCTGTCAATCCCATTTATATAGTGGTCGTGTACAGACCAGAACCACTATACGTTGGGGACCCCAATAGAATCCAAGAACATGGACGCTTTCTGATGGCCTGTTTGACATTCTGCCGAACGCTGTGCCTGTCTGACATCAGACCATTTCACTAGATGTTCTTGGCCTGGGCGCCATACATATACAGATTCACTGAGGCCCGACAACCAGTCGAGCACAAATACCTGCTCATCCGAGAATCCGCTTCTGTCTTTGACCTCTATAACCACTACACGACCATCTTTCTCAGCTATAAAATCCGGCCAGCCACGCCTAAATACTTGCCAGCCGGCCTTCTGAAGGCGTAGCAGACAGTCTTGTTCAGCGCGATTGCGTACCAGTATCAAAGGCTCCGGCTGTCCCATTTATAGCTCGTTCCAGTGGTCCGTCAGGAACGTTTTGATGCCCTCTCCGGCGCTGTAGTCTGGGTATAGTGGCAGGAACTTCATCGCCGCCGCGGGGTAGCTATCAGCTTCCCTTAGGACCTTCGATCTCTTTGCCAGCCACAGGAGCGCTAGGGACGGCGCCCGGCTGAGACCATGGTTGCAATGAATCTCGACGCCTGGCTTGCTCGGGAGCATCCATTGGTCCAAAAAGTCCAGCGCTGTCTGGAACGACTTCAATTGAAACAGCGGCAGAGGCGGGTCGATGAGATTTAGGACCAGGTGCTCGCCGAGATCTCCGCGCAGGCACGACAAATACTCTGGATGGTCCTTTGGGAGTCGGCGACTCCCCACCGCCTGGACGTGACATGGATCTTTCGCCGCGTGAATCATCGCCGGCTGCTTGCTCGACTTGGTCATCCATGAGCGGCAGTCTGTCACGTCCCCTAGCCAAAGCCGAGGATGTACCTCGATCATGTATCTTCTCTCTGGCCGGCGGATGGCTGGCCTCGTCTCCGGATTGAATAACCAGCCCGCAACGGCACTGGTGCGGTTCTCCGTGGTGGTAGCGCCCCAGGACGCACCAATGTGCGATGCCGGTCGTGCCGTGTACCCTGTCTAATCCCCGACACGATGGCATCCCAGGGTTAACATCAAACAGCCAAGCCAACTTAACCTCCTCTACTAATTTCCCTATTCAGGGTACCCTGCCGCTCCCAAGAGCCCATTCTTGCCTTCTGGAAGCGGAAACTGCTCTGACGTCGCCGCATAGATGCGGGTCAGCACTTCTCCGACAGAGAATGCCTTCAGGGCGCGCTCGGTTTTCCAGTAGATTTCGGCGTTGATGGTGCCGTTGCTGGCCCCCACCATGTCCTTGAGGAAACCCCTGAAGTACATCATGGTGGCCTCTTCTGGCTTGGGGAGGCCACCAGAGAGAATCGCTGCGGCCCGCTCCAGGGTGGCGGAGTGGAGATGATAGTAGGCACGCCCGAACACCGATCTCACCGGAGCTATGTCCACACCCTTGCCGCCTCTGGACAATAGCTTGGTGGCGTATCGGATGGCCAGTTCGTGTTGTTTGAAGAACGTCCTGGCTGTGTTCAAGCTGCTCGGCCTCAAGCTGGGGGCACCAGCTCGATACATCTGATTGGCCGTCGCCGACTCGGCGGCTGAAACCGAGACGTCGTCCACGATTCTCATGGTATCCGCCAGCGTGCGTCCGCGCTGTTGGTCGATGGCGGCGACCGCCTCATCCGATAGCCCATAGGCCACCATCATCCACACGCCGCGGTTGGCCCGGATGATCGCCAGAAGCCTGTGCTGGCCGTCGCGTAGCCGGCCCTTATCGTCGAACGCAATCCCTTGATGATGCAGATAGAACCTGCCGGCGAGGATGTCCGATGTCAACCTCGCGATGTCGTACTCGTTGATCTTCTTGTTCTTGTAGTTAAGAGCAAAGTACACTTCTGCCAATGCCGGGTCGATGTATTGCTGCTCGATTCTCATTACGGTCTCCTTTATGCCCTGAGTGTGGGCTCGAAAGTGATCCCGGACGCCTCGAATTCCGCCCGGTCTATAAAAAAATGGGGCTTGCTATCGAACTCCGCAGTAACCATCGGATAACACGTCCTTTTCACAACGCAGTAGCTGCACGGATACCCTAATTCCGCCCGGTCCAGCTTGCCAGTGCTATTGCATTCTTCGCACGCTTTTGGTCCCCGCGCAAGAGGGATCATAGAACCTTTCCTAGTTCTCTGGATACCGCTACCGCCGCAGGTAGGACAGTCGAAAACTGGTCCGTACTGTCGAAAAACATCCTTAGAACCTGGGCCAGCGTCGCGAGAGAACAACAGCGTCCGCCGGACGTGGTCGTGAATTAGCGTCAGCATCCCATCATCGTAGGGATTGTCCACGTGGGCAAGATCCCATTCCTGGTCTCCGGGCAGCTCCGGTTCCCGATCGTCCTTGAGCATGTACTCCTCGGTCTTGCCGGTCAGCTTTGTGATGGTCAAGACCTTCCGCTGATGCCGGCGCGAGAAGTCCAACTCGACCAGGTGGCTGGTCTCTTTGCGCTCAGCGATCATAACGACGTCTAGACCTGTGGCCTCGCTGAGCCCGATCATCTGAGCCAGCCTACCCCAGCCTAGACGCCCCAACAGTACGTCCCTGAAGCCGAAGTTAGACATGCTCTTATTCTCGATCACGACCAGGCGGCCGTCGATCAAGCCGAGCCAGTCAACGAATGTCGGCACCCAAACACGACTGCCGACAGAATCGACCACGAAGCCTAACATCTTGCCGCACCAGCCGTGAGCCGGGCGGTCGTCGCGCGATATGCCTGCATCGCAGGATGGACAGGCAATCAGTTTCATTTTTAGACGGCCATCCACGAGACGTACGTAGGGCGGCGAGAAAGTGTCGCGCCGAATGCCCCATATACGGCGGCGGGAGACCATGTCTATCATGATCCTTAACTCCTCGTCCTTGAGTGGCACCGGGAAGTAGAACGGCTCTTGCCGCAATCCGGTCAGGTTGGGGATGCACTGCCGGAAAACGTCATTCAGCCACTCTTCTTCGATGCGGCCATGAGCAAAGCGGATGAGATCTCGTGGCTGCAACGCTTCCGGGTTAGACTGCTCCGGGAAGCGCCGGAACTGAAGCGAAGCCGTGCAAGTGCCCAGCTGTGAACCGGTCGGATTGCCGCGTTCTTTGCGTTCAGCGGCTAGCCTGCCGTAGTGTGCACGTACGGATTCGATAATCATCCGACAATCATCCGAGGTTTCCGGATTCTCCTGACTTCTTGGATGGCCGAAATCTGCTCCAGGGCGTGCTCGGCCATGGCCAAAATTAGGCGCAACTGAAGCTGGTCAAACACTAGCGCCTCCCTGGATTGCAGTGTGTCTCGGATCTGGGTCACCGCTCGTATCGCTTCGTCCTTGGCGCTCATTGTGTCCCCTCCTTTCCAAGTTCCCCTATTCAGCATGCCGTTGCTCAGCCCCGCCACGCCTCGGTTCTACCTGCGCTTTCCCTTCAGCCGGATGGTCTGCGCCAGTATATCTCTGGCCCCACGGCCGCCGGCTTCGGCACCCTCGAACATATCGCCCTGCTCTTTGATCTGTCCGCCGTTCAGGTCTGGCGATCGGTACACCGCCGTCAAATACGCCTCGTACTCAGCCGGAGTTAGCCCGTTAGACTGCGCCGCACGGTAGCAGCTTTCGACGGTCCATCCGTATGTTTTCTGTGCCGGCGCCCCAGCACCATCCGGGGTGCTCAATCCGGATGGGCCCATTGCTGGAGACGCCGGCTCAGACTCGATCACGTCGTCGTCGATTTCGTCCACCGGCGCGGCCGGCAGGCTCATCACTTCCACCTTGCCACCCATGGCGCGACGGTACTCGAAGACGTCCGCGTAGCTCACCGGCGCGTCGATTCGAGGCACGTGGATCGTGGTCCGCACCATATCCTGTTTCTTGGGATCGTGTCGCTGGGTCTCCTGGGGCTCCAGCTTCAGCAGGAACGGGATGCCCCTAAGTCCCCCGAACGTAGCCGCGAAATGGTCCAAGCAAGAATTTAATGAGATGATGCTGGTCCGGCCGTGCACGGTCAATTGCCAGACACCCAGCATCTTTACGTCCGGTAGCAGGAAGTTCAGCGTGGCGGTCGGCTTGCACTGCGGCTTGTCACCGTCCAGGTACTCGCAGGGGCAGGTCCGCTCCACCAGGTCGCCACCCGGGGACCAGCGCCGCGCCACTTCGCCGTTGCCGGCGCAGAAGAGACCGCCGCCGGACCGGTACATCTTCAGGGATTGCGGGAAAATCATATCCGGGTCATCAACCGGGAGCATGATCCTCAACTCTTTCGGTTTGTCCCCGAAGACGGCCTTGACCGGGTCGGGACAGACGAAGTAGTCAGTCGCCCGCGGGAACGTTCTCCCATTGGACTCGACCATCACGCCGAGCTTGATCTTGCCGGCTCTAGGTAGCCGGCGCTTCTCCGACAATCCTTTAATCACTTTTTCAACTCCCTTATAGGGTTTTGATCGCAATACTTTCCTTCTGAAACACTGCAATTCCCGGAATGTTGATCTGCGCTGCCGTGAGCCCGGTCTTACCGAGACGCACGATTTCGGCCCGGATGGCTGGCTCATCAGGCTTCATCAGATGACGCGGCACTAGAGCCGTATTGATGACATTAAAATCCCAGAGCTTCCGGACGGTGGACGTCGCCTCTTCGGTGACGGTGGTACGCTTTGGCGCCATAGCTACGGCGCGTAGGTCGACAGCCTTGACTTGCTCCTGTTGAGCCACGGTGTCCGCCGCAGCGGCCGTATCGAGGGCCTCCGCAACCGCCTCATGCTGCCCCGCCCTGTCGGCCTCGAGGGCGCGCGCCATGGCATCGTCGGCTTCCCGTTTGGCGCGTATGGCCTCTTCCTGTGCCTTGCGCGCCAGCGCGGCGGCTTCGTCGGCTTTACGTTGCTCTTCACGGGCGAAAGTTAGTATGCGCTCGCGCAGAATAGCATCCGCTTGGCTCACTGGGAGCATCACGCTTCTGAACTCAGCGTTCAAGCTATCCTTCCAGGCTTCGACCGGTTTCAGGAAGCTCCTCCGGCCAGCCTCGGCTTGATTGAGGATCGTGGAGATGCGCCCCAGTATGGTGACAGCCTGCGCCCTGGAATCAGCGTCGATGACTACAAGCGCCTTCGCCTGCTCCAAAATCGCCGCGGCTTGTGAACGGTAATCCTGAACAGCCAGCCCCTTGTCGATTAGCACTGGTACGCTCATTGTGGCCACCACCTTTTTGTGTGTGATCCGCATACTACGCTATCGACACAATCGTAGTCAATACCCTATTGCGACCAATTCACTTTTAGGAGTAGGGTGGGTTTTATGGACCCAACGAAAAGACGGTCTACCAGAAACTCCCGATTCATCGTGGACTGGAACGCCGGAATGGACGAGGAGGTCCTGCGTAAGAAATACCTGTTCAATGACCGCCGCGCTGTGCGCGATTTGGCGTCATGTCTGCGCCGGCTAGGCTATACAGTGAAGCGGCGACTTCCCACCAAAAGCAAGCGTAAGGTATGGGCGGAAACTGTCATACTCAGGACAAGGGCAGCTACCGCGGTCCTCATGGACGCAGATGGTAAACAGATTGGCACCATGGACCCCATGACTAGAAAACCAAGCTGGTTCGGCGTGCCGACCGACGGAGGGCGATATGAGTAGAGAGAGCGATTTCCTGAATGGTCTCATGGAGAAGAACAAAGAGGTCGAGCGTCTGACGGAAGACGTCGCCAGACTGCGCACCGAACTGGATGGACAATTGGCGGCTACGCTTCGCGTCAGAGAGGACGCCAACAAGTGGTTTCACGCCTATCAGGACGAGTTTAGCGAGAGCATCCGCCTGCGCGCCGAGCGAGATGAGATGTTCACCGCCAAAGTTATGGATGAGGTAGTGGCGGCTGAAACGGAGAAGCTGAGGGCCGAGGTAGCCCGTCTGCGTGTAATCGCAGACAAGGCGTATGCGCTGGCCGTATTTATGGGACGGGATGCAAACCCCACATCAGCTTGGGCGGACTTCTACAATACCGCTATGGCCGTCCAGCCTTGAGACAAACAAGCCTGGGGCGCCGGCACACAGAACATTCAAGCGTGCGCCAAGCGTCCCCAGGCCCGATCCGAAACGCTCTACCCGGCACGTCGTGATGTCCTAGCCAGGAGCAGAGCAGGCCGCCTAGAATACGATCCTTCCACGTGCGCGGCCTGGCTGGCCGGCGCATCTAGGCACCTCAGTTACTTCGTCGACAGCTTGTCGACGCCAGTCAACTTCTGGAAAAGGTTGACTAGTACGTCTCCTGCCAGGTATGCAACAGCCCCCACTAGGGCAGCCTGTTGCAGCACGCTGGCGTCCTTCGGGATCGGGATCACTGGGAAGAGCGGGAGGAGGACTCCGACCGCGCCGCCCAAGAGAACGTCCGCAATCGACTTCCGGGAGAGCGTGACCTGATCGTTGCTGACGAAGGCTTTGAGGGCTGACCCGGCGATGCCCCCGAGGGCAAGGTAGACACTGACGTCCATAGGATACCTCCTGTCGTGGTTGAAGGAACTACCGTCCGTGCTTCTAATATAGCGCAGATGATGCCCATCACCGCTATGATTATTGCGAGTCCCGCAAAGCCTATGGCAAAGTATCCGGCCATGGCTGATGTCTGAGGAGAAAAGAGCACTATATCGCGTAGTTCCATTACACGCTCTGCCTGGTGGAGCCGTCGACCCACCCGCACACACATCTCCACAGGCGCACAATCGGGTCGAAATACGCCGTGTGTTGCCCGCATCTTTGGCAGTGCCGGGGATCATTGGCTAGCATTAGTTCCATTCTCCGGTCCGAAGTTGTGTCATCAATCTCTCTGCCCGTATTCCTACCTGACGGGCCCACTTTGAAGCAAGCCCCTCTCGGGCAGCTGTCTCCCAGTCTCCAGCCTCAGCGGCCTTGAGCATTTTCTCGAACTTGGCAAGTCCAGCGACACCGAGATTATACCCCATGTTCACGAAGGCTCCGCGTCTCGGTTCATCCAGAATTCTCATCCACGGCCATCGCCCTAAAACCTCGGCCGTGGTCTCGGAAAGCACCTCGTCGAGAATGAACTCAGCCGCTCTCAGGGAGAGCTTTCGCCGCTCCAGACAGAACCCGATTCCTACCGTCCAGAGCCCTTGAGAATCCTGGTATGGGGTCGGACGATAGCCCTCGTCCCGTATAAGCTGCTCACGGAGGTTAGTCGGAGCACTCATCAGTCGCACTCCCTTTGTGCCACTTCGTCACCGCGCCATGTGCCGCGGCAGATAAGACGCAACGTCTTCTGATTACTCTCGTCGTGTCTCTTCAGGGCAGTCGTCAACGGGCTCGCTAGGACACCGTCAAAGGCTCCAAGTATGTATAGACACAAGAAAGTAGGTACTCCGATCACCCCTACGGCTTTAACCCACCACGGCATCCGATCTGTAGGGTTCATCGGCCGTGCTCTTCCATGATCATCCTCTTCACCGGACCCATTTTTTTCATCTTCATCTCTTTCCATAGCTCAGGATCTTGTGCTCGGACACGGCTATTGGCCACCCCTCGGACTTCGCGTAGCTTTTTAGCTAGCGCCTCGCGTTGTTCAGCGTCAGTCAGGGATTGATAGGCCGACGATGACACGTATGGGTCGATGCGCTCCTCGACTAGCGGACCCATCTCCTCTTTGACCATGCGGTCCCATTCCGGGATTCCGATTGTAGGTAAGATCTCTCGCGACTCAAAACCTAGCCGGTCTAGTTCTCTCTCGGCATCGTTTTTGGGTTGCGTCACGGTGGCGCCCAGCATGCCGGCTATCGGCATCCGGCGCTTTGACACCTCCCCGGTGGTCGGCGCTATTCTCTCCGGCAACGTTTCGGCGGCGAATGGTGTCGTCGCTTTGATGGGTCCTAGGAACGGCTCCAGGGAAGGGTCTCTTTGGGTTGCGAACTTATCGGAAAAGATGGCCATGGTCTCTTGGATGTTTTTCAGGGGCACTAACAGGCCGGCGACGGCCTCTCCGAAGAGTTTGCCGGTCAGCCTACCCTTCATACCCTCCGTGTCAAGATCCCCCAAACCCTTGAAGAGCTGGTCGACCAGCGCCATACCCACGCCAGCCCTCATGTTGACAGACAGAATCCCCCGTAGTATCGACCATGAGTCTATGTTGTACAGCGTGCCACGCCTGGCTCGGACCATCAGGTCGCCCACGAATAGGTATGCCGCGAACGGGTTGTAGGGAGTGATGTCGATATTGTGGCCGCCGACGTTGACCTCATACCACTTATCACCCGCCCAGTCGCTATCCCGCAGCGCATACGAGAGACCCAGCAACATCGCGCCCATCAATGAGTGGCTGATAGCTCGAAAGTTGCCCTTGGCGAATTCAGCGCGCTCGGCCTTAGACAGCAGTGACAGGAAGCCGAGCGGGTTGAACTTGCCATAAAACTTCAGAGTGTTCAGCATGAACCGCGGGAACGGTATCACGAAACTAAGCGGGAGGAACCTGTTTACCAGATTCATAAAAAGCCACGGTACGCTGCCATGTTCAGGGCTCTCGGCGAACGTCAGCTCGAGTGACTTCTGAATGGCTGCCTTCACATCGTCTAGATGGATTTCATCGGCCCGGTTCCCTTTGATGAGTGTCTCTAGATCCTTCCCGCGCAACGTAGTGAGTCGATCTAGCTCGGCATGGAGGATGGCGTTACGGAAAGCATTCTCCTGCCAGTTGTTCACGATGTTTAGCAGGCTGACGCCCTGATCCATACCGTCTAGGATACGATCCAGCCTAGCCTGACTTCCTCCGGCTGCTTTCTTGTATAATTCGTTGCTGCCGTAAGTGCTAAAGGCGCGTGAGAATTCCTTTGGGAATGCTGCCAATATCGCCCGGATCTCCGCCTCGTTCTTGGATGGTCCCTGGAGCGCGGTCCCGCGTTGGCCAGGTCGGAACCACATGTCGATGAGCTGGTGCATCGCGGCCGAAGGGTCTGCCATCCGACTAGGATCAATCTTCCCGCCGAGACCTTTCACGCCGGCCTGAATCATTCTCTGTAGCCCAACGTCGGCTATATCCAGACCGACTCTCACGTTCTGGCCCCAGAAGTTATGAGTACCGGTCGCCCATCTAGTCGTCAAGAGACCACGGCGGATGTTATTCAGCCGATTCCACCAACGCCGCTGGATTTCTTGCTCGCGCATCACCTCTTTGAGCCCTTGTTTCTCTGCGACCTCGTCTAGGGCTGCCCTTATTTGCGGATCGGCTCGCTTGATAGCTTGAGCCAGACGTCCTAATGCACCAAGACGTCTAGCCGCATCTCTGACGGCATCCCGGAAGAGAGCGTCAGCAAATTCGGTGTCAGTGAGTCCGAACTTAGCCCGGACACTCTGGAGATGATCGCTCGTCAACTTGCCGTCTTCCATAAGGTTCCGGATCTGATCCGAGATTAGCATGTCTGGGTCACGAGCTACACCGGCCGCAGTAAATAGATCCTTGGCTACGGCAAGCACTTGACTGTGCTCCCCTAGAGCCAGTATAGGATCGACCACATTGACGTCCGCTTGCGACAGAGCGCCCGGCTGAGCGCCTTGCATGTTCTGTGGATTCGCCACCAGCGGGTCAGGTGACGTTTCGCCCGGCGCCGGCAAAGACTTCTGCACTGCCTGACTAAGCTCCTGCTGCCGCGCCAAGGTACGTTCACGGATGCGCCGGCCGACTTCCTCTTGGATCTGGCGTCGGCGATCTTCGGTAGGTTCCCGGGCCATCAGCCCGGTCTCTCCAGGTCTGGCCTCAGCAGCTCTTGCAGCGGGAAGAACGCCGGTGAGTCGTTCCCGTTCCACGGCATATCCAGTAACCTTTTCCCCGTACTCCAGGCCACGTTCTACGTTTGTCCGCACAGCCTCGCTGCCGGCTGCTCCCGTCACCGGGGAGCGCCACACGTGGTCTGTGATATTGCCGTTCTTAATCAATGTACGCGAAATCTGATCTGTGCCAGCCCACAGGGAGTCTGTGTAGACCAAGGCTCTCATAGCACCGAAACCGCGCTTTTGATCCTGAAGCCATTGCCTGAATTCAGGGCCGGAGTTGTATTCAGCTAGAGGTAAGGTCTGAATGGCCCGGACCTTATTGCGCGCATCGGAATAAACAAGCACAATCTCTTGATGCCCATGCACGATCTGCCCGGCAACAGCAGCCATCGCCTGAGGGGTCCCGACGTCAGCATTGAGCAGCTTATGCTCGACTAGCGGCGTTAGAAGCGTATCCGGGCCTGTGCCAGGGAGTTTATGGATGGTTGCCATCTCAGGAGTCCTGGCACCGCTAGAGATCACGGCATACGTGCCTGAATCTATGACTACGTGGCCCTGAAAACCGGGCACTTCACCGCTGATCGTGGTAGTCATGTTCACGTCGTCCTGAGATACGGCAGGGTTGCCTGATGGATGGTTGTGCATCATCCAATACCCATCAGCCCCCAGATCCTTCATCGTAGCCTTCATCCTGGCCATGCCTTCAGCGTTTGTGCCGTTTCCCTCGAAAGCTAGAGTGACGGCCGCCAGCCTTGACGAGACAGGAGTCCAACCTACTAACCGGCCCTGTTTCGTGTACAGTATCCGGAATGTCTCGTACCTAGGATCACGTAGTACCTGGGCCATCTCGGCGAGCTGGCGATGTCCCTCTATCTTGCGCCCTATCCAATCCAGTTTGCCGGTCTGGACAAGATCGGCGCGGATGCCGAGGCCCAGTACCTTAACGCCTTTCGGCCAGATAGCTGAGGATGGGGCCATGGACTTGAAACTATCCTCCGGGGTCGCCTGGACGGCTTGTAGATCCCAGAGGGCATCCATCGTTAGCTGGTTCGTGCGCGCCGAGGCGTCTTTGCGTTTTTTGTAATCCTGTACGCGCTCAAATAGCGCCTGACCTCGGTCCAGCACGCTCTCTCGCATGGCCGTGGTGACTTCGAGGGAATGCACCGGATGGCCTTTGCTGATCGGGTCTATCAGGTTGTCCATCCACTGACCGTTCCCACGGTCTAGGGCCGATTGAGCCTCTCTCCTAGTCGCATACTGACCGACAACCGTACCCGAACCTGTAAGAGTAACCCAAGGCTTGGCGGCCTTTTCGGCATCGCTGACAGGCCCAAGGAAAACCAAGTTGGGCCGGTCCACCTCGACCATCGAGTACTTGGCGCCCCACTTCTTCCCGTACTTGACGGCAAAGTCCTTGAGGATCTTGTCGTAGAAGCCGCGCATGCCTTCGCCGCCAACCTCTAGCCCGTCGCCAGCTATGTATCCCTGGGCTTCGCCTACAATGCGGGCGGCTATCGGTTTCGGTAATACGTCATCGACCTGGTGTCCGACAAAACGTTCAGCGCCTCTGTTGGCTGTGCTAGCCAGCACTTTCCCATCCGAGCCGACCAGAAACTTAATGTCGCCGCCGCCGCCCTGTTTGCCCAAGACAACCATTGGCTGATGCTCGCCTCGGAGCGTGTTGGCCCACGTCACGGAATTGATCACGTGAGAGATTGAATAGCGCTCATTCTGCTGGGCGCCGGTGGTCCAGGATACCCTGTCGTAGCCGTTCTCTGCCGCCCAGCGCAACACTCGCTTGAAGGCGAGCTCGTGCCAGGTCTTCGCGAATGGAGCGTCAGGGACTCCTGTTTTCCCGACGTCTTGCAGCTTGTGAATCATATCTTCCTTCTCTACGAGGCTCTTATGCCTACTCCTGATCTCATCTGGTTCCGCCTGCTCAGCGCCACGTCGCCCGATTAGAGTCTCATACTCTGCACGCTCTTGATCGAACGATTGCTGAAGGGCCTTAATCTGGGCGATTTCGGGTATCGTCAGCTCGCGACGGTAACCCTGCTTGCGGCCTTTCTGGTGCCAATCGGACTGGAGCTCCTCGATATGCAGCGTCCTACGACCTTCCGGATCGGTTCTGTCATTGAATCGTGTGTGCACTAGGATATTTGGTGCATCCCAGTGCGCCGACTCGAACACTACCGGTTTGCGTTTAGAGACTGTAGGTGCAGGTGATTCGTAGAAGCGGGTTCCATCCTTGACCATGTCGGCTACGTGACCAGCGTGACCCCTAAAAAACTCAAACACATTTCCATTACGATTAAGAGCTAAAACCTCGCCGCCATTATTCACTCTACTGGCAGCGTCCTCGGCAGAAAGCCGAGCGCCTGTTTTAATAAACCCGTTGGGTCCCTGAGTCTCGGCCTGGATAATAGCGTCCATCCGATCCCGAGCTAGGTACGAGCCTATCGGGCGGCCCTTGTCATCAAACACGTCGAATACGTCCGCTCCCTGCATTTTGTTATGCCATGTAATACCCGCCGATACCGCTTCAGCAGGAAGACCCCTGATCGGCTGCTCGTCGCTGACGGAGACAGCCTGCTCGTACAGCATCATCCACTTATAGAACTCGTTCAGGTCCGATCTGATCTGGCCCTGGGCGGATTCCTGGACACCCGGGATCGGAATGCTGTATCGAATACTTCTGGCCTCATTGGTGTGGTACCCGAGCAGCAGATTAGCCTTTAACAGCTGCGGTACCCCGGCGGCGTTCTGGTCTAGCGTGATAGCAGCCGTGGCTTTAGCCTGGTCGGCCCGCTTCAGAATTGCTTCCTTGATACGCCTGTCGTCCGTCGGCTGATTTGCGTGCGTCAATTCCACCCAGCGCTCGAACTGGTCTTGTGTCATCTCTTCTAGTGCTTTGCGATTAAGCCCATGCAATTCGGCCGACTCGTTTGGATTGAGAGGGCTCACGTTACCTAGAGTCAGGAGAAGTTCACGGCCGTTCTTGGCCCCTGGGAGGACGTAAGCTGCATACTTCAATCCTTGCCCTGCATTGGAAATATCCCTAGCGGCTTGATTCAGGTCACGACTCAGGTCGGCCACTCTATCCCTGGTCTCGAAAAATCTATCCGTCAAAGCTGCCAACCGATCTTCGACGGCCTGAATCGGCGGGCTGGGGACACCATTAATCAACATGGAGTCAGTGCCAGTGTAGAGAGCTGCCCGAAGATTTTTTAGCCCCCTATGAACCATCTGATTATCAGCACCGGCGCTTAAATCATCCATGATCTGATCGGCGCGATAGCCGCTCACTAAAGGATCAACGGCTCGCCATATATCCCCTTTGGCTGAGACGTACTCACGATGAGCCGCTGAATGAGCCGCCTCTATGGTCTCTTTCTTCGCCAGCAATTCTGGCGGTGCCATTCCATAGACCACCTCGTCGACCTTGACGGCGTTAGCATCCAGGAAGTTCACCACGTCCTGCTTGGTGACCGGCCCTGTCTTGTCGCGTAGCCAGTCATCCAGGCCGCTCCACTTAACTTCGTCCTGTTTGACCTCGTTCGACCTGAGAATGGCCCGAAGCTGGTCTACGCTTGCCCGCGTGGGCAGTTTGGTCTCTATCAAATCCTTGAGGCCAGAGTAAAATACTGGACCAGGCTCTCGCCTTACTCCATACTCTTGAGCCGCCTCGGCTAGCATTGAATGCTGGGCCGAATCGTAGCTGCCACGATTTCCGAGCGCGCTCTTAATCTGTCCCGGGTTGAATGCTATCCAGACACGATGCTCCGGACTACCGGTTCTCTGGCCGCCGATATGAGTGATGCCGTCGTAGCCGGCGTTACGCAAACTCTGATTAGCTTGGCCGGTGGAGAACTCGTTGCCGTTAGCGCGCCAAGCGTCCGTCAACGCATCCCAGACTTGAGCCCCTCTGGCGTACGGCTTGTCCATACCCTCACGGAGCATGGTAAGGGCCTCTGTGATCGTGAATTCTGGGAACATGCTCTCGTAAAATTCTTGCTGGACATATCCAGGCAGGGAATCGACAATGTCGCTCACCTGTCGGCCGGTCATTAGCGTATCATCGGCCTGGAATGGATTCTCTAGGCGGGCATACAGAGCGTAGACCCCTCCGACGCCGCGCTCCCGCTCTAGGATCTTCTGAATGACACGCATGTTGTAGGGCTGACCGCTAAGTTCGTCGAGCCACGCGTACTGTCCAGTTTCCAGAAAGCGCTGCACGTTGTTATCGACCCGTTGCTGCTCCCCCTGGGAGAGATAGCCGCGCTCGATCATCCCGCGAGACCAATCCCTACTAGACTTCAGCTCGCTCACAACCCGATTGCGCTCATCTTGATCCGCGACTCCAACGTCCAACCCTTTATGGGCGTAGCCTCGGCGCTGGAATGTCGGTGTATGGATAGATGCTGCCCATTGCCTCTCCTCAATCGGTCCTTGACCTACACTCCATACGAATCCTTTTCGTCCAGGGGCGGCCATGGCTTCTTCCTGGGTCGGGAAGTACTTGACCTCGGTATCTTCTTCCACGACCCCGCCGGCAATGTTGGGCGATTCTGTCATGTAGAACCCGGGACCGTAGAGTGCCCCTGGATCAAATTTCTCAGGATTCACTTCCTCGAAGCCGGGGTTACCTGTGCCGTGGTAGACAACGCGTGGATCGCCGTTCTCGTTTCGGACATGGCTATTCCCGAACCACTGCCGGAAATTATCGGCGTGACTCCCGCTGCGGTTGTAGGGCGAGATAGGCTCGAAGAGTAGCATTTGGTTCTGCTTCTCTTCGAGACTGCCGCGGCCGAGTGGGGTTTGCTCGAATCCCTTTTGCTGCACCCCCGCCTTAAGCGGGGTCGCTGGCATCTGGCGGGGCGCTACTCCTGGGACGAGGGCTTGCTCTCCGATGGGGGTTTGTTCGTATCTGAGGCCCGCTTTGCCTTCCAGTGAGCCGATATCTTCTCGACCATTTCCTTGTGTCTCGGCAGAAGTGCCAAGTCGTCCTCGTGTAGGAAATGTTCCCCCGGTTTCGGTCTGGGTCGGTCGTTGCCCTCTGGGGACATCGTTGTTCCAGGCTTCATAGCTGTCCACCCTTTCCGTATCGTTCTTGAGAGCATCATATGTCGCAGCCGGCCTGGCGTCAACCTCTAACACATAAGCCGGATCTACGAACTGAGTAGGTTCGCCCCTCTGGAGGCGATTCATGTAGCGGTCGACGGCTCTTTGAGCCGCCTTCTCCTCAGGTAATGCCATATAAGCCAAGTGCACTCGGTAGCCGTTCATCTTTGCCTTATTCAGGACTTGCGTGATACGGTCCGGGTTTTTGCCGGTCAACACATACACAATATTGTCGCCTTGCGACACGGCATGATCGTAGACATCGTCGGCCACCGCCGATGACTCCATATGAACGGCGCCGTTGAATCTGCCGTTCTCTGATTCCGGGATCATCAGTTTAACGATGTCGCTATCAATAAGAAGAGCCGACAGCCGATCCTGAAGAGGCTCCGCGAGATGATCGGTCTTACCAGAAGCCGGACCACCTAGAACTACCGCTAGGATCTTGTCCTTGCCACGGGTCCCTTCGTCGGTATTGGCCAGCGCTCCGCGCTCCCACATTCGGACTGTCTGACCGTCACCGTAGAGTTGGTCTGCCCAGCCATCTCGCATCTGCCGCCGCTCGATCGTATTGATTTCGTCGGTAGGCTCTTTCGCTGCCTGCTCTTGGCGGGCGGCTACAATCTCAGGGGTATCGTATGGGGTGGATACCTCCAAGGTCTCTGGATTACCGGCGAACTCACCACCAACAGCCTTGCGGAGCGCTTCACCCTCTGGCGTTGTAGACGTCCAGATTACCGGCTCATCGCCCTTTTGCAATTCCTCGACAAGGGACTTCCCGACCCCCTGCCTACGGGCATCCGGCTCGACATGGATGTACTGGATATATGTCTTGCCGCGGTACGACGCCCAGTCTATGTGCCCGACCTGGGTATCGCCGCGCATGGCGCGTAGAGTTCCATCGGTCTGACCATGACTGACCCCTAGGACGTCGTTCTGGAAACTTATCTCTGGCAGTTGGCGGCCGCCGGCCTCCCGCACCACGGTCGGTTGCTCCACCTTGACAGCTTCCATGACTTGGCGATGGATAGCGAGCAGCCTGTCTTGGCCTGAATTGATGTCTCGCTTCCAATTTATGTCCTTTGGCCTGTTTTTGTTATGCTTTTCCACCGCGGCCCGCATTTCGGCCTTAGCGGACGCTAGCGCTTCGCTGGGGTCCATACCCTTCCGAAGGCCACGAACGTACTCACCTGGAGCCAGAGAACGGAGCATGTCGTCGAAGTGGGCCGCCCCGACAGGAATAGTGCCAAATGGACCCTGGTTCTTCCTGGCTACATTCTCTAGGCGTTCCGCTTCCGTATCCAGTTTGCGCATAACCGCAAAGAGCGCTTCCCTGGGCTTCTCTTCCAGGGCGCTATAGTATGGCTTTGGCTTCTCTACCTCGGCCGGAACGGCTTCGGCAGGTGCTTCTCTGCGAGCCTGCGCTTCTCGGCCAACATGTTCTGGACCTGCTGGCGGACCTTGGACCTGGCTGCGAGGTTCTTCTGGATTCTCTTTACCACCTCTTTCCTGGGCAACTTCGACATTCGTACCTCCCTCGGCGGATGGGAGAGCGTACTCCAAGAGCTTACGCATATCAGCCCCGGATAGCGTCCTGCCGCCTGGTGTAGTGTACTGCGCGTCCTCCCCTTGACGATAGATGAGATCTAGCAATTCAGGCACGCCGCCGGCCGCATCAACCTGCTCTGCAATGGCCTCTACTAGATCATGGCTCTGGGGACCGCCTTCGGTCATGGTAGTGATAATGTCCGAGGCTGCTGGTACAGCTATGGTCTCGGTGTCTATGACCTCGTCGCCAAAGGTATCCGCCTGCTCACGTTGGACACGGGTCTCCCATTCCTGCTTGGATAAGTTCAACCGCCCTAAATCGCTGAGCAGTTGAGCATCGGTGTACGGCTGCCCAGTGACCTCTTGGACTGCTTCTGCCATTCTGGCAGGAGATAGTCCGTTCTTGTTCTTGTATCTAAATGGTACAGGCGCATACTCTCCTTTAAGATCCTGAGTCGGAGACATTGCAATACCGCCCTTGGCGCGCACGAACTCACCTAGCCACCACGGATTAGTGGGGTGGGCGCCAACGGTATTCATGGCCTGTTCACGCGTAGTAGGTTGCGCAGGAGCCTGTTTCGGGGCCTGTGCCGGCGGCTGTTGGGCCTGGACGGCCTGTTTTGGCGCTGGGAGTACGGCAGGCGTAGCCGGCGGTATCGGTTGGGCGCCTTGAGTCTTAGCGGCCGTCTTGACTGCCTTCTTTCGAGTAACCGGCTGGGCCTGGACGGCGGCTGCCTGTGGCGCTTGCTGGGCGGCCTTTTCTTCGATAGCAGGGGCGGCCGGCGCAGCAGGGACAGTCTCCGGCTGAGCTTGCGGTGTAGCGCCCAGCGGAATATCAGTCGTCTGACCTGATTTCGATGAGAACTGAACGGTGTCTATTAAGGCGCGCATGCCAGCGAATGGCGGCGATATCCCGACGTACTTGTCGCCCATGCCGGGCTTGAGATACGCGATGGTGACGTGCGGTACATACTCGCCGTGCTCGTTTGTATTCGGCAGATTACCCAGTTCTGTGTTGAGCCGCTTCAGGTCGGCGCTTCTCACTTCCGAATACAGGACATCGTAGCCTTCCTGCTTGAAAATGTTCAATGGTCCTAGCGTGACCTGAACGGCCTCCGATCCGGCCAGCTTATCTCGAATCGGGCCAGGGTCCTCGTCGTGTAGACCGAACCGTACGGTGGCGTGCGGAGTTTCCTCCCTGCCTTTCTCCGCAAGTTCTGCGTCCGGGATCGTGTCAGCAAATGCCCTAACATTTCCTGACATTTCATCAGGCAGGTTGACCTGGGTAGAAGAGTGCTCAAACTTCGGTTGTGGCTGTTCTTCGGGCGGCTCAGCCGGCTTCTCGACTGGCTTCTCAACCGGCACCTCTACTGCTGCTGCCGCCTCTGGTGATGCCTGTTCTGCCTGCTTGCCCACAGGGGCAGCAGTGGGCGGCGGTGGTGGTGGGGGCGGCGGCTCCTCGGCTGGCGGCTTAGCTACTGCCTGCTGGAACTCGGCCTCGGCGCGCGCCTTCTCGGCCGGCGCCAGTTCCGGTCTAGCAGCAATCTTAGCGGCAATCTCTGTGCTTAAGATGGTCCGAAGCGGTGTTACGTAGCCCGCCGCAGATCCAGGGGCTGCCTCATATTGTTCTTGCGCTTCTCTCCGTGTCGGAGGCATGCCATGATGAGCCAGTGCCCCGGCGGGGGCGGCCACGATACCACCGATGACTCCCTGATAGGCTATGTCGCCGGCTCCGGCTTTCAGACGGTCCAACGCGTCCTCTAGATCCTGCGATGGAATAGCCGTACTTATGGCTTGCTGCCCGGCCTCTTGGCCTCCCTCTGACCCTATCGTGGCCGCAGTGCGTTTAGCTTTTGCTACGATACCTTTTCCCTTCACTTCCCCGAAGATGCCCCAGTGGTTCGTGAATGCCAGCAACATCGTGTTTGAGACAAACGACACAGCCGAACGCCTCGCCGCTTGATCGGGCGTCATGCCCTCGGCTACCATTTGTCTGTAGTCATCGCCGGCTTGCTGCATCGACTCCAGCCCAACCATGGCGCCTTCACCGAACAGGCGAGCCATATAGGGAGCGAACCTGCCGATCATCGAGGCTGCTTTCGCAGTCCCCATGGCGGGGACCATGAACAGAGCCATGGATGTCGCGGCGTTCACTAGATCATCGTAGAGTCCTGGGTTTTGCGGAGTTAACGACTCCTCGATAGCCTCCATCTTCTGCGCCAAAGGCTCTAGGTATTTATCTGCGTATGCTGTGAGAGTCCGCTCAGTCTTAGGAGTCGTCGTGACAGGTCCGCCGGCGAGTGACGGGCCCTTTTTGAATGATTCTGCGTCAGTTTGTCCCAACTGGTCAGCTAAATTGGCCATGGCTTGTCCAAAGCCAACAAGTCCGGTCCCCATGCCAACCGTTCCGCGTGCCACGCCGGCACCGGTACGTTCCAGGTATGTATATGGACGCTCTGGCGTTATAGGCCGATACGGGGTTCTCATGCCGGATAGGCCGGATGTGACTTCAGCTGTAACCGGCTCTTCAATCGGCGGGCCCGGCCGATTAGGAGTGGCCATACCTTCACGTTGCTGGGCGGCCGCTACAGCGCCCTGCGCCTCCTGGACTTCAGGACTGACAGTAGGAGCAGCTGGCGCAGGCATCCACGGGAATGATGCCCTTGGTGTAGTCGGTGGTAGGGGGGTGGGCTCTTCCTCGATCGGAGGACCAGGCCGATTAGGGGCGGCCATACTCTCGGTCGTGGTTTCATTGACCGGGGTTTTTTCTGGCGCCCCCCTATTGGCTTGATCTATAGCGATAACATCATCTACTGACAATTCTCCGGTAATGGTTGGAGCCGGAGTCGGGGCCTGGGCTGGCTTTGGGGCCCTGTTCGCCTTGTCAATCTCTACGACTTCATCGAGAGACAGATCGGCCATGATGGTCTCTATTGTACCCTGGTATTACCTAATCTGCGCGGATCGGCTATTGATAAGATTGTTCACCATCCGCAGAGCCCGTGCTTGCTCGGACGGTGGCAAATCGGCCATAGGCTTGTCCCCGAAGTAGTACTTCAGGGTCTGCCGGACCGCCTCCTCTCTGCTCATGGCTGCTGGTCCGCCGCTTGGCCCTGGTTGGGCCGGTTGGCCTCCTGGTTGGGCTCCCGGAACCGCTGTAGTGCCACCGAATTCCTTGTATATGGCGTCCACGTTGACATCAATTCCGGGCCTCTTGACCGCAGATTCCCAACCTCCCGGCACCGACAAAAGGGCCTTAACCTGGTCGACACTGAGCCCCTTATCCGTGATCAGGCGTCGTACTTCGTTTCTGAAAAGGCGCTCCCCTGTGGACGATGAGCGAGGATTAGGTACGGGGCCCGGTTTCGGAGCCAGTTCTCCAGTTGGCTCTGGCGGTGTCGGGGCGCCCTTGATAAGGGTAGCCTGCTGTTTCTGCCAGTCCGCCACATGCTTATTAGCCTGCTCATAGTCCGCTTTCGCTTTCTCGATATCCTCTGGCGTCGCTCCGGAATTAGGCTTCCGAAGATTATTCAGTTCAATCCTAAGCGAGTTGGCGTGTTGCTGCGCCGTGATGAGGGCGTGTTGCGTCTGACTAATATCGGTAGCCGAGGCTGGAACCTTAGCGAGATCCTTGGTGATTTTAGCAAACTCGGCTGCGTAGACTGCGCCGTTCTTCGGCAAGGTCGGGTCCAGGCCCCTATCACGAAGATTCTGCGCAGCCATATCGGCAACAGTCTTTGAGATATGCCCAAGACCAGTGATCCTCAACAGCCATTCCGGCGGTTTCTTGCCGGCCTCAATCTGATTAAGAAGAACACTCTGCACAGCGGAGCGGCGGGCCGGGTCTTTATTGAGGATCGCATCGGCATTATTCTCTATGACCATAGTCTGATCCAAGTCCTTGCCGATGTTCATGTTCTGGCTTGCCTTATCCGAAGCCTCTTGACGTAGCGCATCCAGCACTGGATGACTCAGGACCCTAGATTCTTCAGCGATCTTTCGTAGCATGATCGGCGCCATCTGCCTAGCTAGATGACTGTCGATAGGGTAATCCTGGACCGCCATCATGTAAGAAGTCATATTAGCGTCGGTCGGGTCATCGCTGTATTTCTTCTGCAACTTCGACGTTTTAGAGACCCATTCCTGGGTCGCCTGCTGGATCTTCGGGTTGTCCTGGTCTTTCGCCCAAGCCTTCAGTTCTTCCTGCTTGGCAAGATACCGATCCATCCACTTCTGTGGGTCATCGTCTAGAGCGCTCTTGGCCAAAAAAGCAGAGCGTTGCGCCTGTAGACCTTTTTCTATGTCGCCATTATCAAATGCAGTCTGAGCCTTTTCCATGGCCTCCCTGAGCTGCTTGTAACCCTCGTGGTTCCGCCGCTGCTTATCGACCTCGGCCTCGGTCATCACGTTCTTGAGTTTAAGGATGCTTTGAGCGCGGGGGCTCATAAAAAAGGAAGACTGCTGTCGGGGCGTCATCTTCTTGCGGGTCTCTTCCATGGACACATACGGCGCTCCGGCCACGGCAGGCTTCGGTGCGGTCACAGCAATGCTTGGCATGACTTCGTTTCCGGGAGCGGCGACGTAATTCCCGGCCTCCCCTCCGATTTGTGGCTGTCCAGGTGGTGACCACGGCTCTACACCCGGAGTAACCCCAGGAATGTTGGCCGCGATACTGCCCTCGACTGCGGGCTCATACAATGGCGTCGTGCTCGGTGCCCCTAAAACTATCTGTGCGCCCTCTTCTTCGGCCTGCTGCTGTTGCAGACCGAGAGCCTCTCTCTGGGTCTGAAGGCCGCGGAGCAGAGATAGTTCGTCGGCCTGACGCAGCTTGAGTCCGGTCTCTAGACCCTGGACTAACCCGGCGTTCGCCCCCAGGGCCGCCGCTCCTGAGACGCCAGGATACGCTATGCCGGCCATTAGGCTGTCCCTCCTAGGTTGAACACTGGCGCGGGTCGGCTAGCCGCGAGAGCGGCGCCACCTGCACCAGTGAAGAGCCCTGCGATGCCCTTAGCGGTGTCTGCCGCGTTCTGGCCACCTGCCTTGAAGGCTTCCAACGCCGCCTGATTCTGTAGCTGATTCGCCTGTTCCGCGGATCGGCCGGCTACATCCAAGCCAAGCAGTTCGCGGGCCGATGGAGCCGTAGCACCAATGGTCGTAGCCGTCGTAGCCAGCGGTGTCCGCCCTAAGCCTCCGGCGATGCCCTGCGCCTGACCGAGACGATTAGCTTGAACGTTCTCACCAAATTGAGCTCGCTGGAGCTCATTCGGCGCAAAGTTAGCTAGTCGTCCCTGGAATACGTTTTCCGGCTGAGTGATGTTGAACTGCCGGCGGCTTTGTTCCTGACCGGCTAGATTGACCAGGACTTGCTGTTTATACTGTTCCCGCCGGACCTGTTGACTCTCCCGCATCCTTTGGAGGGCCTCGATACCAACCGACGACGTCTCATAGGCAGGGCCCTGACTCCTCAGTAGATCATTACGTAGAGTCTGCTCTTCGATCTTGTACTGGCGGTCCAGTTCCGGTGTCGGCAGATTGCCAGCCAATACACTTCTTACCTGGGCCGCCATGGCCTGCTGAATCGGATCTTCATATAGCGCCGGTGCGATGGTCTGGCCGGGCTGAGGCGCCGCGGCAAGCGTATTCTGGGTGGCATTGCTGAACAAAAGACCAGATGCTAATGTCGGCGCCAGCCCAGCGGTTGGTCGCTGCAACCCCTGGATGTCCTGAACGGCCTGGATTCTGGCGGCGCGTTCGCCAGGGGCCTGTTCTTGCTGAGCCAGCAGTTCCCGTCCAGCAGCGCCAAGGGCAGCATCCGATACAGTCCTCTGGCCTGCGACAGCATTCTGAACGTTCGTCGTTAGATCGGACGTCACGCCTCGAGGAGCGAACTGAGAGAGATTCTGTGGCGCTAGAGCATTCGCCACGCCCCCGGTACCGCCGGCTGGCATTGATGCGGCCAGAGATCCCGGGACTGTGCCGGGAGCGTTCTGAGCCCCAGCCAGCACGTTCTCGCCTATTCTTGTGGCCGGGGTTGTCACTGGCGTCGGAGTCTGGAGTTTAGGCGGCGTCGGAGCGAAGAGTCTGCCGGCAGCCATGCCGACTACACCGAGCCCAAGAGATGTCAGCGCGGCGATACCGGCTGAGCCGGTGGCAAACTCCCCCAGCTTTTGAATAAATGTCTTCTGTTCCGGTGTTGGTTTTTGAGTGCCAGTACCAGGACCTAAATCCAAGACTTTGCCGGTAGCCAAATCGACTAGCTGATGCTGCGCGTTTGTGCCGAGCGTATCCATGGCCGCATCTGTGGCGGCCTTTTCATCGGGCGTCAATTTGTTGAAATAAGCTTGGGTCTGGGCGGCTGCGTCCGCTTGACTCATCATCGGCTGCGACTGGAACTCTGGCTGTGTCTGGAATCCGCCCCCTACCGGCTGAGCAAGCGACGGGATATTGATCGGTCCTCCAGCCGTAGGTTCTCCGGTGGCGGAGGCTAACTCACCCGGACTCGGTGGAGTTGGGATATTGATGGGATTGACTGGTGATATGGAAGGGAAATCGGTGGCCGGCTGAATGGGTTCTGCCGGTGGCGTCAAGTCAATGGGCGTATTCGGCTGTTCCCAGACCGGCGTGAAGTCTAGGGGTTGCCCGTCCTGAATGATGCCGCCAGTATCCGTCCAGTCCCATTCGGCCACGAATCATCCCCCCTTTACGCGAGCACGTCTAGTCCGATATAGAGCTTCATTAGCGATACATCGGCCGCAGTTGTAGTCAACCCGCTAAATCCCCAACGGTAGGCAATCCCTTTCAAACGCTTCGGCCTGGTGCGTCGCGGCGTGCTCTCGCCGAGAATGAATGGGAGCACCTGAGGCAGAACCGCGGGCTGCTCCACCAGACTAAAACTGATGACTTGAGACTTCTGTCCATCCCGGAGCGCCGTGATGGTGTGGGTTGCAGCATTTCTAGGGTCATATTCGAGCTGAAGGAACCGACCGGCAGTCCTGCGGCCTACGGCCTGTCCTAGCACCGCAGCGAAGTCCGTATCCCACATGTTCCAGTAGAAAGTAAAAGCGGCGCCGTCCTGGCTCCTATTCGTGCGGTCCAGTTCCCATAGTTTCCCGTTAGCATCGGTCATGGCTGGGATCTCGAAGTTGCCGCTCTTCCGCATAAAAAGAGCCTCATTACGGTCACGGTCCGAATAGGACCACTTCTCTCCAATCTCCGCCACGTCCAGAACGTCCATGTGTATCCGGACATTCTTGGTTGTAAGACCGGCCTGATGGCATGCCAACATGGCAACAGCCTTCTGCCCGTAGTAGACGAGTTGCGCCGTGGCCAATTGCGCCAGATTGATCCGCTCCCGCATGAAAGCGCCCAACTTCTTCGCAGTGATGTCAGATGCCCGCACTGAACCTGACGCCTGCGTCTGGGAGATGAGATGCCAGCCGCCGGCAGGGTCTATAGATAAAACATCGTCCTCCAACCCGGTCACGTTATAAGGTCCGACGGCACCGGCAGGCCCGACTTGGGTTACGGTCCAGTTAGCCTCGGCCGCATTCCTGGTGTCTAACAGGAACACCCCTCGAGGGAACTTCCATATGACCAGGAAGCCCTTGTATGACCACATTGCCGAGATATACTCGCCTACGCCGGGGAAGATAGGCCGCTGGTACGGGAATGTCAGGAAGTCCTCGTGATCCAGTATGGAGGATCGGTATACCCTGTCGCCGAGCGCGCCCCACAAGAAGCCGGCGTGCGCACAGAGACAGAACGGCTGATTGGCCCCAGACCAGTCTGCTGGAGGGTTAGAGATGGTAGTCATCACGGTGCCGTCGCCAGAGAGTACCCTGACCGCATTGACGCGGTCCGCCATGAACAACTTCACGTTGTTCCCGAGCTGCTCGGCGCCACCCTTTACGAAGTGCGGTATCTGACCGGACGTCGTTAGACCCGAGACTAGAGCCGCGCTGTATGTACCATTCCCGTCGTCTTTACGGACCGTGCCATCAGCAAACGCCGTCACGGTGCGCTGCTGTGTCTGGGTAGGGAAGTAGTCGAAGGATGCCAGCCCAGACGAGCCTATAGCTACACCAAGCGACGCTGCGCCACCTTCAGTCCGGAGCGTGCGGTCTTCCATAGATACGTTTCTCAATAGGCGCGCTGACCCTAACGGCACTCTATCGGCATTCCGAATGCCGTAGATACCGTCCTTGCCGAGAACCACCGGCACTATTAGGGTGTTTTCGTACGGCATTTTACTTGGCGTCCTTCGCCTTCAAAAGGAGCTCCACTTGAGCCTGTAGCCCCTCGATCTGCTTCAGGAGCCGGCTGATAACCTGAGCCGCTTCCGTCTCTCCGCGGGTCCGGCTGGCGGAGAGCTGGTCGAGCGCGACCTTGGCGGTACGCAGATTGTCCTCGCACGTGTCGGCGGCCCACGCCAAGCTGGGCCACAAGAGGAGCGCTACAAGGAGACGCTTCATGGCATCACCACCGTGGATTCGTGAACGTAACCCCCGCCCAAAAACGTGTCGAGCGCTTTCATCATCCGCTCCATGTCGATCCTGAGTTTGCGCCCTGTCGTGGTGTCGACCGAGTCGAAGATCCACTCTCGCGTGTAATGATCGTGAGGCGATAGGAGAGTGGCGCCGCCGGCAGCATCCATGACCCGCAGTTCTCCGGCCGTGGAGTATAGCGAGACGCCGTTAGCCAGAGTGCCGACCGGAGCCGTGCCGTCGAAGATATTCAGGCAATTGGTACAAGTCGTGGCCGATCGACCGAATGTGCCGCCGATGTAGAGGCTCGATTCCGTGCTGTTTTGGAGATAGACCGAGCCCGTGTTACGCAACTCGAAGAGCGCGCTGCCACCGGTGCCGCCGAATGATAGGCCGGAACCGCCAGTGATGTGCCTTATCTGTAACGGGTTGTTCGTGCCGGCCGGGTCGACGAAAAACATCCATCCGTCACCGTTACCGACCATAGCTAGCGCGGTGCGTCTAGCCGCTCCAGAACTGGCTGTCGAGTGAATGGTCAGTATCGGTGTGGAGGCTCCCGTGATGGTGCCAAGGTTGGCAGTCGTTTGTGCCACGAGGGCCTGATTGGTGCCGGATGACTTATAGTACGAACCGACTCGCAAACCAGCCGATGCTGACCCTACGACGGGAATCGTAGTCCCTGTAAACGTGTCTGTGATCATGTAGCTTCCAGCCGAGCGCAGCATGTCTCGCAGCATTACGCTCCCGGATGTATGGATAGCTACGGAGATATTCTGGTCCGTCCCGGAAAAAGTAAGCCCGTCCGCCATCAATTCCGTGTTGTTACCCAGGAAGACCCCGATGAGGCCGTTCTCCAGGTTGACTGTCTTCATGTGAATCCCGGAACCACCGGCGGCTTGATTCTCGACCCAGACGTTAGCTAGATAGGACGTCGTGGTTCCGTTGCTATTGGTTATAGACGTCCGTCTGATGAGGCCGTTGTTTGAAAACGTATTAACATAGATACCAATGGTATTGCGCGTGCCACCGTTTGCGGTACGCCAGAGCTCGCTGTCGGAGATGTCCCAGTTAGCGTTGTAGATTGTGGACGAGGTGTCCTGGAAAAGAGCCCCGTGAGTGATAAAGCCTCGGATACGCACCCGGCGTAGACCGGAATTCTCATTAGCCCGATCAGATCTAACGGCGATGTTAACTACGTGATTCAGGTTCATCTGGAGATCTTCCAGCCGCGTATTAAACGCCAGAGCGGTCCCGTTGGTGCTACCAAGCAAGACTGCCGGCGTCGAAATAGCTATAGCCGTCGTGTAGTGAAGTGTCGTCTGTTGTGGCCCGCGGCCGCGTAGCACGACGCCGTTCTGGATGATCAACTGTCCACTTACCACGCAGTCTCCGGCCGGCAAATCTACATAGTTACCGAAGCTCATATTACCGATCGTGTGGGCGGCTTTGACTAGGGCCGAGCGTATCGCAGCGGTATCATCGGTTGCGCCGTCACAACGGATGCCGTGGTCCGCAGCGTTAATCACATCATTCGTAGCAGGTGGAGTTAGGCCGAAGAGTAATGCGCGCACGTGGCGCGTACTCGAGCTCTGAGGGCCTGCGGTAGCGTGCAGAGCCACGGCAAAGGCGCCAGCCGGCGGCTGGCTCGAGGAGGCGTGATACCTCGTCGCCGCAGCCAACTTGGCCGTACCGGAAGTCACGAGATACGCCCCAACATGTACATCGGTGGACACCCCGATGTGGTGAATGCCGAAGAACGCGACCCGGCCATATGCAGCGTGGGCGATGCCCTCAAGGGCAACTCCCACTATCCCGCGCTGGGCGTAGGCGGTTGTGGTGGTTATCCTCGGGCCGGGAGTGTCCTGCGATGTCGCTGCCGGACCCAGGTAGTTAGCTAAGGGTGCTCCTGGGTCCAACGTGATGACGTCGCCGGCCGAGATCCCGCCTCCGGAGTGATTTTCTGCCCGCATAGCAGGCACGTACCACTGAGAGACCTGGGCGCTATCCATGGCCTGGCCAAGGCGTAAAAGCAGACCGCGTAGCCCCTGGATTTCACCCGTCAGGGATGGGGTTAGATCGGGATTCAATCCGACCTGGAGTGGCTGGCGCGTCGTCTGGAGAGCGGCTACAGATGTTGAATGGCTAGCCGTACAATCCGCGTTCGCATTGGTCACGCCGACAGTAGTAAAGGACGTCGTCAGGTCGCCGGCAGTCAATTGATCGCCGGTCTGCCAGGAGCGGAAGATCGAGCAGTTGCCGTTGACGGCCCATGCAACCCCTGGGAATAGTGTCAGGATGGCTAATACGAGCATAACCTTCTTCATGATCCGTACGCCCCCCTGTAGCCAGTTGGCGACTTGGTCTGGAGCCCATGTAGGCGCTGTTTCTCGTAAGCAATGCACGCCTCTATCATACGCTCAGCACGTGCCAAAGTGTCGTTCTCTCTACGGTCAAACTTCATACCGATGAGAATCGCTAAAGCCTTCACTGCTAGAGCCGGTCTCCAGAATGACGGTAGTGCTAATGTGGTCGTTCCCGAAGGATCATCGGGGACGAACGAGTACGGGTACTCGACCCGCTTCACGCTGGTCGGATAACTGGACAGCCGTATCGTTCTTTGGCCGATTCGAGCAAAGTACTCTGGGATGTCGCTGGCGTGCGGTACCGGGAAGCTGGTCCGCATGTATTCCTCGCTCTTGAGCGCCACGAACTTGCTGGTCGGATACCACAGGCCGTCCACGAAGAGCCCCAGGTCGGCGTTCAGCGTGTACTCGTCCTGGTAGATCGTGCATGCCTGTCCGGCCGCTAGCGCTTCCTGAGCTACGTCCAGGGTGAAGGCCGTCTCATTGGCATTGTGTGCCGTGATGATCCCGTACCATTCCTTCCCGGTAGGCTTTAGCTTCCTGCCCAGTAAGGACGAGGTCGGCGCCGAGGATAGCACTCCGGCAGCGCTGGCGCCGGCCGCTGCGATCGTCACAGTCAGAGATGTCACCTGGGCTGTCGTAATGAAGGAGCCTACGGGACTTTTACGCCATTCTAGAATTGGCCACCGTGTCGCAATATCACGCCACGCCTCGATGATGGCGTCGGCAGCCAGAGAGTAGAAGTCCCCTGTTGTGTCTGTGCTGTCCTCATAACCTCTTTCCAGGATATGTGCCCGAATCTGCTCGAACGTGTCGAATGCCATACGTTATCCTAAGATCGGCCCGAATCCAGGCGGAGGCGCCTCGGGAGTGGGCTTCGCCGGCACCGGTCGATGAATCGCTTCAGCCGCCTCGGGCGCTAGACCATTTTCCTTGAGGATTGAGATGAGCCAACTCTCTAACTCTTTCGAGAGCGTCTCTGGCAGCTTTTCCATGATCCCAGGTTCTAGCGCCATTCTAAGTTGCTGTTGCTCTGGCAGTCCGTCTCGAATCATGGCCACAGATATCTCGCCACCAGACTTCCCGCCTACTGGCGCGCGTAGGATTAGCTCTACTAGAGTGACGCCCGCGTACGGCTTGCTTCCTCGTTCCGGTTGCGGTTTGAATTGCCATGAAAGCATTACGGGGCACTCCTGTAGGACATACCGCCGGATACTCTGCCGCCGGCTACGAAAATGCACACCGCGTTGCCGGCTGTGTCGGTTGATAGGAAGGGAAATGGCGACGTCGCCGACAATGTCGCGCTGCTGACCGGGACACCGTTCGCCGCCACCGTTGAGCCTAGCATGGCTCGCGTGTTCGTGGCGCATGTGGCTCCGGTGCCTTCCACTAGGGAGAAGTTCGCGCTGGCCGTTCCGCCGGCAATGATCGAGCAGATGAAGATTTTCTGCCCGGTCGCGCCATGAGCAATGATCCCGTCCGTCGACTGTGAGAATCCCACGTAGGTGTGGCATACCAGGTTGTTTGTACCGGTCCCGCCGGCCACGTGCAGTGGCGCCGATGCCGTCGTGGCAATGTGCGTCACGGACGAGATATGACTGAGTGTCCATGGCGTACCGCCCTGATGCGACAGTATGATCCACGGAACCCCTTCTGCCGCTTGGACTATACGTAGCGGAATAGTGCTGGAGGCGACGTGTACTACGCCAGATATGTGACTCACGGTCTGCGTGTTCCATGACCCGCCTTGGTGGGCCACAACCGGAATCGGGAACGTGGAGGCATTCAGGTGGGCGATGGTCGGCAGCGGGAGACCGGCTATGGCGATGTGGGCCCTGACGTCCAACGGCGCTCCCTGCGGAGAGATCACCACCGGCACAGGGCCGGTCGACGTGTCGATAGTGGTCCCGCCGGTAGACGACACCTGCGGGTCGCCGGACGTCATGATGCCGAATACGGAGACCGAACCTGGTCCAGAAAACTCCCGTAGATCGGTACGGAACCAGTACGATCCCGAGATGTTACATCGCCATTGAAGATCCGCGGTGCCGACATTGGCCGGCGTGAATTTGACCGATACGTGTGCCGTATTGCCACTGACAGGCAGGCACCGCACGTTTGTGTAGTGAATATTGTTCAGGGACGTCTGGAAGACCACCGTGGCGGCCGGCGAGGAGCCAGCAGGCACAACTATCTGAACTGTGGCAACAGTGAACCCGGCTACGTGTGCCACAGTACCGGTCGAAGCGACTGTGGCAGCAGACTGTAATATCCAAGTTTTCGCGACGCCCTGACTACTGGCTTCTCGGCCGGCCAGAGCCAGCACGAGCCCCAGGATGAGTGCCAGCCAGGAGCGTGGCTTCATCGGGCTAGACCTTACTGGCCGCCTACTCGGTCAGGATAGGCTCCGTAAGTCACTATGCCGGAGACTCTCGACGTAGCGTTTTGTTTATGGACACACAGCGGATTCCCGGCGGTCTGCGTTGAAAGCCATGAAGTTCCCTGGACTGCCCCCACAATCGGCGTCGTGCTCACATGCCATACGGCGGCCAGGTGAGGCGCTGAGGCTCCCGGCCATACACCTAGCGTGCCGGTCTTGCATCCCGCAGTCGTCCCTTCTACCAAAACTACTTGTTCGTCCTGCGTCGGCGTGAGGACAATGCCGCAGATGTAGAGTCTCTGACTGTTGCCTGTGTGGGCAACAATGGTCTCCGGGGCCGACGTGACAAAGTTAGCCTGTGTGTGGCAGTAGAATCCTGTCTTGCTGCTGGCGCCCTGGTGGGAGACCGTCGGACTATACGTGGCTCGCGAAAGTCTGATTCTGGAAACTACGCTGCCCGAAGTAAAGTCGGCTATGCGTGTGCGGAATGCTTGGACGCCGTTGATAGGGACCACGTAGACCCCGGCTGCCGTCGCTGTGAGTATCGGAACCCCGTTATTATCGACAGCTGCCCTGGATACAAAGGTGGAGCCATCATTAGCCGTCTCGAACACGACACCGATGTTGGCCGACATAGCCGTCAACTGCACAATCGCGGTGCTGTAACCCTCCAGGTTCGTGATGGTGTTGGCGGCGCCCAAAGAGGAGAGGGTGGAGTTCTGAGCTAGATCACCTACGGCCGCTACGTTCATGTGGGTCACGCTGGAAACGTGATTAACGATTTGAACGTGTGCTACCACGGCGAGCGGCGTGGCGCCTGAGCTAATGCTAGAGACCGAGAGCACATTGACCCAGTCTACGGTCCTGGTAACTGTCGCCGCGCCCATCAGTAGAATGGCCGCCAGAGCGACGGCAAAGACCTTTTCGCGCCTCGTCCATGCCTTCATTAGCGCGTCTCCTCGAGAATCTGGAGTTGTACGGTGCCAGGAGCTCGGCAATCGAGACTGCCGACGTAACTATCTAGTGACAGCGTAGACCCAGCATGGAGCGTGAACGGTTGAGACTCGCCCCTACTGCTGTTCCATAACACCACATGGGTCGTGCCGACGTTCTCGACGCTGATGGAGACACGCTCGGCGTTGTGCGAAAACACGTTCACCGGATTGGCCAACAGACAGTTGACGTTCGAGGTGCTGATATTCCGGCCCTTCTGGAGCGTAGGTTGCGCAGCGCCCTGGGCCGTCCACACCACCAAGCCAATGACCAGTAATGCCGCCAGAATGCGCTTCATGGGGCCACCTTAGCCAAAGCAAGGCCGAACCGCGTGATTCCGCTCATGTCAGTCTCCACTTCTGGGTAGGACACCCCGATCAGCATCAGTCTGACAGCTCCGTGAGCCATGTTGTATGCTCGCCCGATACTGGCCTGCGTTTCTCCAGAGGCGTGCCTACGCCGCGCCTCTTTGATCTCTACGTCCGTAAGTTTGTTCGTGCCGCGACGTCTGATAGCCGCATCGCGCATGTTGTCGGCCTGTGTTCCCCTAACTAGATGATTAGGGCTGAAACACAACGGTCTATCGCAGGTGTGACGCACATTGGGGCCTTTGCCTGGTAAACCTATGGCATCCGCCATCACGCGATGCACGAGTCCTGTCTTGTCATGGCCAAGACCGATACGACCGTATCCCTGCTTACTCTTGAATCCAGTGAACAACCAACACCCGGTCGCCGGATCAAAGACCATCTTACTGAGTAGCCGATCCATGACCGGCGCCGGTTTTGGTCCTCTCATTTCTTGCCGCCGCCAAACCAGGGCGAGTCGGAATTCCAGCCGTAATCGCTTCCCTTGCCGATACCCAGCACGTCACCGGCCACGTCACTCTTTTCTTCCGAGGCGAAGTGGTCGCCAGCTGCGACGCCGCCCCACTGAGACAACGCGCCCTCCTGGGTATCGGGAGACTCCAGGGCCATGTCCTCAGAGTTGTCGTAGTTGGCACCGCCACCCTGCCCAGGGTTCTGCTTGCCGGTGTCCGCCTTGCCCTTGACGTTGAGCGGCTTGTAGTTGCCGACGCCGCCGAATTCCCCGATGGCTTGGTCCTGTGAGCCTGGCTCGTACGCTGCTCGCTGATCCTTGGCATAATCCTTGACCTGCTTGGTCATCGGCCCCTCAGCGGGTCCGTTGAGTCCGCCACCCATGCGCTTCGCCATTGATTGATCCTCCTAGTTGATGCTACGTTACTCTGCGCCGATCGCGTCGCTCGCCGTGGCCCCGGTCCGGATCGCAGAGAAATCTTCGTCGGCAGCCCGCAACGCCCTGGTGCGACGGATGAAGTATTCGTCCAGAAGGGTCGCGCTCTTTCCGCCGGCCAGAATCTCGAACTCGTGGTTCCCTTCCGCGTCCTTCGACTTGTGAAACGCCCAGAGATGGTCCGGGTGCTTGACAATACAGAATGGACGTCCGCGGACCTTGTGATTCGGATGATCCATCGGAATCAACTTCTTCTCCATGAGCCGCCCGCGCAGGTCATGGCTAGAGAAGTCGTAGGGGGTGAAGCCAGAATCGGCAATCTCTTCGACCGCTCCCCCGTCATCGAATCTAGACACGCTGATAGTGCCCTTGAGCGGCTGTTGACGGTTGCGACGCGAGCCGAGATACACCACTCTGGCGTTCACCACGCCGAGCCGGCCCTCGATCAGCCCCGCCCCTACTGTCCGCTCGTCGTCCTTCTGGTCCATCACTTCCTCGACGGTCTTGTCCGTGATCTTAGGCATTACGCGATCTCCTCTTCCCTCCAGGCATATCCTGAAGGCTCTGGGTTAACTGCGTACCGTCTCTCTAGCATGTTCTGAGCGTGCGTGCCGCGATACAAATGCTCTGGATTACAGCATGGCCGGTTATGGCAGGCGTGCATAATGAAAGGCCCGTCGCCAGGCAGGCCGACTAGATCCGCCATCAGGCGGTGAGTGAATATGTGGCGCACTACATTAAGACGCTGAATATCAACTACGCCGTATCCATCACGATCCAGTCTCCCCGTAAACACCCAACAGCTCCCCTCTACGCGAACACGCGCTACAAGACGTTCGATCGTCCACGGAATTGATGGTCGGCCCATCGGCTTTCCGGTTCTCATGCGTGCAACGCTTTCCCAGCGGCTTTGTGTTGCTGCGCCTTCTCACGCGCGCCACGCGCTCTGCTCTTATCCAGTGACAGCATCCCACTAGCCGACTTGTCGAGCGCGAGCCAAGCCGCCGCGGAATACTGCAAACGAGCCAGCGAGAAAGCCGCGATGGCAGCTTGCGCTGGTAGATGGAACGTCGGACTACCGAAACTATTCACCACCGCCACAACGCCGACGGACAGCCAGGCCATGTCCATGGATAGGGGTCGCTTCCACCAGTTACGCCTGACCATCTCATTATTCTTCTGCCAGACAATTCTGGCGGATACTCCAGCCTGAAGAGCAATCCCCAGCCCTAACACCAGCCCAATCAGGCCGAGCTCGAAAAGCAATTGGTATGGCTCATTGTGGGCCTGTAGCGTCGCAAACGCCTCGACTTTGCCGGATACGGCGCTCAGTTTCGCGTTGTATTGATCGGCCCAGACTCGCCAGTCGCCAAAGCCTTGACCGATGAGAGGGTACCGGATCAGTTCAGGCCAGATCGCCTGCCACACTTCTCGGCGTCCAGAGAGTCGCCATTCATGGACTGTCATGACCCAGCTCGCCGCCCCGGTCGCTAGACCAATCACGAAGTACCTCGTCTTACGCCCGAGATCGGGCCAGATGGCCACAATGATGCCGGCGAAGGCCGACAGAACAGGCCCAGCTGAATGAGAGACCACGATAGGGATCAGGATGGCTACCGCGGCCAGCGGGCCAAGAAGGGCCCACATTATCGGAAGCGTCAGGGCCATGATCGAGCCCCAGTAGTTAGGATGTGTCAGGAGCCCCATCGCGCGCCCTGTTTGATCCGGCAGAACCCAAGCCATCCACGGATAGATATGGAATAGATTGAGGTAGCCGAGGACCAGCTCGAAACCGACACCAGCGGCCAGGACCCAGCAGAAGAGACGAGTTCGTGGGATGTCCATGTCCCGCGCAACGGCGTACAGGTAACTCACCAGAAGCGTCAGCAACAGAAGTTGTACCGACCGGATTTGAAAGCTATTGATGCCCGCACGGACAACTGCCCATGCGATCAGAGCCGCCAGAGGGATCGAAGCCTTCGCCACCCGAAATATCAGGGCAGCTGCCCCGGTCAGGACGAGCCACAGAATCGGGATAGCCCGCTCCAGAAGCGGTGTCTGGCCCATCGGGAATGGAGAGATGGCGGTATAACCTATGACCGGGACCAACAGCAGGAAACCGAGCGGCAACCATAGCCAAGACATTACGTCCTCAGCCTTGCGCCACTCGAAGGACCGCGGACTCAGATTCATACTCTTCCTTTCTGACTTCCCGCCGGACCTCTTCCGGCGGCTTGTGGTTGTGAAGCGACGGCGGCCCCCTCTGATGAGAGAGCCGCCGTCATGTAGCCTAGGCGCTTACTGACCAGCCGGCGACCTATTGAGTGACGTGTGGAACTTCGACCAGTACACGAACACGTGAGCGTTGATCGGGCTCGCCGTCGAGCCGTTCGAGGTGAACGTGACGTCGAGTCCGCTAGCCACGTGGATGAGGTACGGAACCTCGATAGCCACGTGATTTGCGCCCGCTGGACGGTAGATCAAAGCCGCCCCGCGATGCGTGGTGGAGGCGCTACCGCCGCTGGAGAAGCTGGGCCGGATGAATTCGGCGCCGCCAGTGCCAACGTTGGTCGCAGACCCGGTCAGGTCGATCGGGCCGGCAAGGGAATTGGAGAAGCCCACCACATGGTTCCCAGTGAAGCCGATGCTCAGGTGGGAGGTCTGTCCCGTGATGGGAGACAGGTTCTGGATGATGATGTCCGTGATCAACGCGCCCTGCGGCAGGGAGGTGCCGACACTCTGGTACACAGTGCCGGTGCGCACGTTGACCGCGAACCTGGAGATGTTACGAGCCGCGTCACGCGGAATGACGATCTTGTGCGTGAAACGATCCAGCTTGCCGACGCTGGTCGAGCCGCCGTAAGCGTACACGCAGTACAGATCGACAGGGTCCGAGATGGTGCTGTAGAAGTGTAGCCGGCCGTTGGCATCGCTGAACGTTGGGTTGTCCTTGATGCCCTGGAGCGCCACCGTGGCGTGCAACAGAGCGGCGCCGTGCACATTCGTCCGATAGACCGAACACTGTACGTCGCCGACACCACCGGTGTTCGTCTTGTAGACTCGGCCCTGTTCGTCGACCGTGGTCCACCAGAAGTAAAACGGGGACTGCGCTGCCGCGGGCGCCGCGCAGAGGATCAGGGCGGCCAGCGAGGCCGCCAGCCACTTGAGCGTCTTCATGGTGTATCCCCCTTTCCTCATGTTAGGCACCCAGGTTGGTGCGGGCCGTGCGAAGCGCGATGACCGCGTGATCTTGGGCATTGAAGACCGATTTCTTAAAGCCCCAGATCGCTCCTATCGCATAGCCAGGACTGTTACCGTAATCAAACTCCTTCTCCCATGCGAATGGCCGGCGCCCCCACGCGAATAACCCGGACTGCATGCCCAGGAAGTAGTTGGAGGCGTAAGCTACGGCGCCACCGCCGCCATCAGTCGCGACGGGCACCTTCTCATGCGCATGTACGACAGTTCCGCGCCACATACCGTAGCGGCCGGTGAAAATCTTGTTCTCGTCGCCGCGGAGCCCGGCATCCCGTTGGGTACCGTGCCACGTGGTGTCCTGCTCCAGGTCGAAAGCCACGTCGGTGTGGATGACCAGGACGAAATACGCCTCGCCGTTGATCTTGACGGGCCAGATCTTCGGATCGGCCTTTGCCGCCCGCCCAACACAGCGGTCGATGAGGGCCGGGGTGATTACGTCAGCAGCGGTCAGTGCGCCCAGGTTGGCGCGGTTACCGCCGAACTGAATCGTGCTGGAGTTGGTGTCTATCTTGCTGAAGATGTCGTCGTCGATGACCTCAGCGAGCCACGTCTTCAGGTGGCCCTTGGCCTGGGTCGGCTGGTCGTAGGCGGTACGCTTCATGGACAACTGGCCCTTGAGTCGAACAGCGTTACGGCGCTGGTCGAGGGTCACGGTGTCCTGAAACGTGTTGAGCAGCTCTTCCGATCCTTCCAGCTGGTTGTCACCAGTCACGCCAGCCCCAGTCAGCTTGCGGCTGAGGGAGTAGTTGTAGACGTCGCCCGGGAGACCTTCCAGGTCACGCCTAACTTCGATGATGGCGTTTTGGTCATTTTCCTTCATGAAACGGCCCCAGAAAATCTCTCTAGGCAGTTCGACCCAAAGTCGCTTTGCCCAGAGCTGGACTCGCTCAGCGCTTGCAGTGGTGTATTCCGTCTCGGCCATGTTTATTCACCTTTTCAGGTACTTACTGCCGAGTTCATAACTAGCGGGTTAATACCCGAAGCGCCGCATTCTTGGGGTGCTGATACGGCGATGGTCCCCTTGCTGCCTGATTTTGCGGTGGCAGCCAACCGAAGCAGGAACCTTTGCCGCTCGTGTTGCACGGAAAGATTCCCGTGATATTCCATGTTCACGCCTTAGGCTTTCCGCGGTCGAACCAGCTCGAGATGGCTGGGTTCTTATCCATGAAATCCACGAACTTCTCGGGATTAGTGTCCATCATGCGGTTGAGAGAATCCCAGAATTCAGGCGACTTACCCACCTGCGGATTGCTGGCGCCAGCGCTCTGGAAAACACGCACACCGCGCGGTTTAGCGGCAGCATTGACAACCGTCTCCACCACTTCTTTGGCGCCTTCCCGACGGGCAGCCTCGATCTCGGTCTCGGCCGGCTTCGCCGCTGGCGTTTTGACCACGGCCTCCGGTTTAAGCGGCTCTTCCACTTCTTCTGCCTCCGGTTCCATCGAAGCGATCTTCGCTCGCGCGATACGTAGGGCGGCCTTGGCTGGATTGGCTGAACCGTAGATTCGCTTGGCAATCACCGGGTCCGCGTAGTTGCCCTGCGTGTCCCGGGCGATAGCGGTGTAGATGCCGGCCTTCGTGAGAATCTCGGTCAAGTTCTCTCCGGAATCTTCCGATAGATCCTCGGCAAGTTCGCGCTCCTGTTGCTGGATGCGCCTCTCGTCGAGTTTCTCGACCAGCTTCTCGGTAGCCTTCTGGGCAGCCATGTCGACGGCGTTCAAGACCCCTTCGATGACCTTCGGGTGCACACTCTCGCCCCGAGCCTCGGCCTCCACAGCGGCCCGCACGATGTCGTCGGGCTTGCTCTTGTCGACCCTAACCTGGAGTGGCGGTAGAGCTCCCTGCATCGACTTCATGCCTACCGTGCGTTCCGATTCGATCTCGGCCCACTTCTCACGGAGACGCTTGTTCTCTGCGCGCAGGTCCTTCGACTTCGCCCGCTCCGCTGCCAGGGCTTTCCCGGTAGAACCTTTCACCGGTGCCGCAGCGACAGAAGTAGCGACTTCCGGTGCAGCAGTGGTAGCGGTGACTACGGAAGCCTTCTCGGCTGGCTTGGCGACGACTTTCTTCTCTTCCGGCTTCTCATCGACAGGCGGCTGAATGGAGCGCTCGAACTGTTCAGCGTCCATATCCTCCGGCAACTCGACGTCGAAAGCGTCGACTGGCGCGTCGGTCTTGGTAACTTCCTCGGTTGTTTCGACTGCCTTGGGCATATAGCCCTCCCTCTGGTTTGCTCGCTCAAGTTCGCGGTGGCGAGCTTCCCGTCTAGCGGAGCTAGCGAGCTTTCCCCGGAAAAACAAAAGGCGCCCGGCAGTAGGAAGATCATCCTTCCCACCATCGGACGCCTCTGGCCTGTCCAGCAGGTCGGCCCGGTTTACTACACTTACGTAAAGCCTACTACTATTTGTGTCAGTCCGTCAAGATTACTCTTACGCCTTATGAAACATAGGCACTGCGCCAACAGTCCGGCGGCCTCTCTGGTCCTGGACGGCATCCGCCATGACCAATTCCCGATGCGCCTCGAACGGCGTCAGTACCATCTTCTTCTGTTCGATCTTCGGCTGTTCCAGTTTCCCGGCCAGGCTTTGCGATAACCTTTCCAGGCCAGCGATCATCATGTTTTCCAGGAACGCATCCCAGGATACGGTAGGCAATTTCCGATCCTGCTGCGCCTGTGTCAGTCTGGCGTGTCCCTCTCGTAAGATGTCCGCCGTGCGTTTAGCGATCCGGAGAGGGATTTTCTCTTGTTCTGGCCGGATCGGCGGAAGAGGGCCCGCCGCCAGTCTCTTGATCTTAGCTTGACCCATTACTGTGTCTGCCTCTCTTTGTTTCGGTATGGCCGTAATTCTGACTCTAACCCGCGCCAGCAACCTCGGCGAACGCAGGCTATAGTATTCCCGTAATCACCATCCCGCTCCACTTGACCGCCGCATACTGGGCACATCCATGCCTTCGGCGGAAATATCGTCTCTGACTCCACGATGTCGGCCACCACTCCACAAATCAGGAATACATCAACATACCCGCTGGTTTTGTGCTCGGCCCAACACCTCAAAACTTCCGGCAACTCCTTGGAGTTAGTCTCTGATGGCGTAACCGGCATCTGCGCTCGCTCTATGTATTGAACGCGGCCGTACCGGTGTGGCATATGGAGACGCCCGGTAAACTTTCTACTCTGAGCATCTTCTATGACACTTGCTATCCAATTCACCATCTTGATTTCATCCTATTCCGTGTGGCGGAGTTAACGGGGCTGGCGGCGGCGCCACGGTTAGAGTTGTCTCGCCGCGGGTACCCGGTACCCCGGCAACGCCCTGAGTGGGTGGAGGTAACGGAGTAGTTCCGCCTTGTCCGGGCGGTAGTGGCCCGCCGGCCGGAGGTCCACCGGACGGTTCTCCGATGCCTTGTGACGCTTGGAGCTGTTTGACTCTGGCTAGCAGTTCCGGCTTGTCGGGCAACCCATCCGTCAAGCGGATCATGGTGTCCATGATAATCGGCAGCATGGTCGGCACACGAGATGTCATATTCATCAGGACTTCCAGCGCCTCGGCTCGAGCTGTTGGACTCGACGGCGTCTCGGAGAGCACGAGATCCCACTTAAACTTATCGACGTTGGCGAGGATCTCTGGTTTGCTCGGATCGGTGGCGGCCAGCTTCCGCCATTCCTTGACCTTGTTGCGTCGTTCGTCTTTGTCCTTAACCCGATTCACCGCCGGCGGATTCAGGTGAACCATGACCGATGAGCCGACGTCGTTGGTCAGCCGGACGTACTCGTCGCGGGTGAACTTCTGTTGGATGCGCCGACCTAGCTGGCGGCCGAATATCTCCCCAGCCCATCGGTTCTGGTCAAACACCTCAGTTGCGATAATCTGCCCCTGCGCCTGCTGCCGCGCCATCGCGATGCCTGAGTTTGCGGTCGTGTTCTTTTCTCCGAGCAGAGACGAGTTAATGCCAGACGTCTCCCGGATGGAGACTTTCATCTGATCTGCAAGGCCCACGATCAACCGCGTCAGGTCGGCAATGCCCTGCGGAATATCCCACCCCGGCGCCTGCTTGCCGGCGCGGTAATAGATCACGCCCTCGGCGAGAGGATCATTCATCAACCCTTCCGACTGTGCCGCGATGCTGTTCTCTTCAGCCACCCGCCGAATCTTGCCCCACCGGCTCACGAGGTCGAGGGCTTGGCTAATACGTTTGTTCTCGACGCGTTGAGCGTCACGGAGATCTCGGACCATGCCCCGTATATCATCGCCTGTCCGTTCGCTGAGAACCAGCGTATACGGGTAGTTCTGCCGGTCATTTACGTAAGGGGTTTCGTCCTCTTCCAGAGTCACATTGACAGCCGGCAGAACGGTGCCTGTCCTCATGTATCGGCGGACCCGCTTGATGGCCTGTACCGCGCCCCCGCTGGCCTCCTGAGAACCTCTGGCAAATTGGCCTGGATTCGGCATGTCATCCGGCACTTCTTCTAGCTTACCTGAGTCCTTGTGGTAAAGGTGCCACCGTGTCTCATAGTCCGGGTACCACGCCTCGACCACCAGCACACGCTGAAGTTGCTTGTCGTAGAAATAGCGGTCAGCGTTCATCTCGTCGATATGAGGCGATGAGACAGGCCCGTATGCGTCACCGCTGTACCCTCTCGACATACCACCGGTCTGTGATAGATCCGATAGAATCTGATTCAGATCCCCGACGGCCTGTTTAATCTCGTCCTCGAATTGCGAGTACTGAGCGATCACGTCCCTAATCCAGGCCCAGCGGTATCTAAGGAAGTGGCCCGCATCGGAAAAGTCTGGCATCGTCCAGTGCGGGTCCCAGATGCAGTCCCGGCCAGGAGTCAGCGATTCGCTGACGATTTCACCGGAGATGGGGTTGTCGTCCCACGTCATACCGCAATGGAGTACCGACATGCCGCGGATCAAGGCTTGCTTGAAGGCCATGGACTTCGTCTCTGGGATGTGGATATTGTTGGAGACGAACTTGAAGAGCCAGCTCATAATCCGGGCGTCGTCTTCATCCTCTTCGCCTTGTGGCAGGATCTTCGTATCAAAACGTGTCTGGCGTTCCAGGCCGGTCAAGACTTTGATGATGGGCTTAATTTGGTTAATGCTGACCGTGGCCCGTTTTTGCCTCTTCAGGAGATCGTAGTCGTCCTTGTTGCCGTTGTCGTCAACCCATTGATGGGCGCCACCAATGTAGAACCCCTCGTCGATATCCGCCTGTTTGATGTAGGTCGACCAGAGAGGGTGGCTGGCGTCGGAGAGGTACCACATTCTGACCCTGCGGGCAAAGGCCGCATCATTCCGTCCAGGCCCGTCGTCGGAGGTGGTCGCCGAGCCTCCGGCTACGCCTGCCCCTGGAGGCGCTACGCCTTCCGCTAAACTTAATAGGTTGGCGCCCTGGGTCATGTTTTAGTCCAATCGCTTCGACATAACTTCCATGATGGCGCTCGTGATGGCGTCCTCGCGCTGCTTCCGTTCCTTGCGTTCTGCCGGGTCAGTGTCGACGGCTATGCGCGCAGCATCCTCGGCGGCCATGCGTCGGCGCTGCTGTGGAGTCGGCGGCTTCCATGCCGTGATAGGAGCTTGCATATCCGCTTCTTTCTTCTTTTTCTTCGCCATGTTATCCTCCGTGCGCAGCTATTACTTCTGCGTATAACTTCCGCTCCCAGTCCGTGGCGGCGTTAGGCAAGGAATCCTTGAGTGCTTGGAGACCCTGTCGTGCTATGAATGACTCCACTCTGCGAACGCGTTCGGTGTGAAGTGCCTGCTCGGCCGCGCTTACTGGAGCCGCGAGGTGCTGATTCGTGGTATTCGAGGTTGTGGCTACCGGACTACCGTAATCAAAATGAAATGGTCCCCCCAGGATGTCGTTAAACTGTTGGCTGAGAACGTAAGCCTGCCCGTTCTTCTGGGTCTTAGATACCTGCTTTGCCCACTGAGGCATCTCAATGGCTGTTGGTTGATTAGCTATCTCAGCCAAACCGGAGGGGAGCGGCTGGCCAGGTTTAGCTTGTGCCAACCAGTGTTGTAGATCCTGTGCTTGAGCGGCGCCGTGTGACGGATCGAGCCCGGACATAACCAGCAGATTACGCCATTTCTCGGCGTCATTTACGCCTACCACGTTCTGGAAATCCTTGGCTCTGTTTGGGTCCTCGATGCCGGCCTTCGTGAAGTACTTGTCACGAACCCACTTCGCTGCCCAGTTTCTCGCCTGCGCTAGGTCGACCATCTGCTTTGCGTACGGGTCATCTTGGTTCATCGTGCCACTCAGGAACCGTTGCTTGGCAGCAATGAGGTCTTTGGTGCCCTGCGTGAGGTTGGCTGTACCTCCGACGCGCTGCACAGCGTCGTCTATTTCCCACTGATTACCCGATCCGAGTAGCTGTTGAAGAACGCCGCGTTTCGTGACTTCTCGCTTGTAGCGCGTGTCTACATCCTTCGGGATTTCTATGAAACCCGGCTTCGTCGTGAGGGTCTTGTAGACGTCGCTAGCTTCAGGCGACAGCTCGAGAGCATTGCCGGTCTTGAAGGTGGTGGCCACATTGCCAGCCTTTGACATCTCTGGGGTTACCCTAGTAGCCCACTTGGTGACGTCGTCCGGCCAGTCTCCATGAAATCTGATGCCGGCTTGCTGGGCGATGGTGCCCCACTTCTCTTGCGCTGTGCCGGGCAGCTTGTTCCAGTAATCTAAGGCTTCCTTACTCTGAATACCGGCCGGCGTGAAGAAGACGTCGTACATGGCCTGCGCTGATTGATTCTTCGCGTTAGACTGGTTTACGACGAACTGCCCGAGCGTGGACTTCGTGTCCAGCCTCGGCAGGGACTTCAAGGTGCCGTCCCAGATAGCCTGTCCTACTGTTGAGCGCGCTTCTTGCGAATCCTGTATGGAGTTTATGTCGCCTCCACGCCGGATGACATCGGTGGGGTGGACTCTCCTGACCGCGGCCTGGAGCATCGCGTTAACGCCCTGATCAATCTGCCCCTCTTCTCCGTAGAAATTGGCTGCCATCACGTTCGGTGCTGATCCGTTCCTGATCGAGTTAATCAGCTCCTCGCGCGTGTACATAACGGGCCCGTCTTTGCGGTTGAATTGTTCCGCAATCAGGCCGTCGGCTATTTCTTCCGGTGTCCAGGCGTTTTTGAGAGTCTCTGTCATAGCAGGGAATCGTTGAGCCATATCCACAGCCGATTGCTGCCGCTTGGCTTGATAAACAGCAGGTTTATTGAAGATGTTGTATAGCAGGTTGCCGACCGCGATGACAGCGCCGACGTATGGGATGGCTTCAGATGCCGTAACAAGACCCAACTCGGCCGCGGTCGCGGCAGCAGACGTTGCCACTCCGGCAGTGCCAAGAGCCTTCTGTGTGTCGTCCATCCTATCCCAGTTCTGGGCAAGGTTAATTGCGCCCGCTACCGTGCCAGCTCCAGATCCGACCGCGCCCAGTGTATGCGATATATCGGGCGATATATTGATGATGCCTAGGTCTCCAGCGCCTCGGATGACGTCGGTGGCCCCACCTACGCCAGAGGCGGCGCGAGCCACCGGATTACCGCGCTCGTCTAAAACGGCGTTCGCGATATTCCCGAGTCCGCCGGCTAATCCAAGACCCCCAGTAACTTCTCGCGGCACGAGCGGTTCAGTGCCGCCGGCCAGCTTGTTCACTAGATTGACAGTGTTTACCCCGGTACGACCCATACCTATCATACTACGGAGCGATTGAAGACCTTCGGGTGGTGCTCCACGCGAACCAGGCACCGAGATAATGCCTCGAGCTGTGCCCTGGACTAATGGCGCCGGCTGTTGGCCTGGCCGTGGCGCATTCTGGGCTATGCTTGACTGTTGCTGCGGAGGTCCGGATGCCATAGCGTTGCCGCCCAGTAACTTACTGAGCGGCGTCGTGCCGCTGGGCGCCTCGCTGCCGCCTAATAGGCTTCTCAGTGGAGTCACGCCGGACGGTGGAGGACCCTGTTTCGAGAGATCCGTGCTAGCAGAACCGGTAAAGATTTCCCGCAGCGGCGTGAACTGACCACTGCCAGACGTCTGCGTCTGCGGGACCTCGATCGGGTCCGCCATTAGACCACCAACCTCCGGTAGAGCGCGTCGTGCGAGGTTACCATGTGCTGGTGTTCATGTTCGCGCCTTATCTTATCGACTTGTATCGGGCGCGGACGTAACAGGCCCAACCGTTCCGTGCCTAACAGATACGTCAGTTTGGCGTTCCAATCCCAGTCCGTCTTGACCAGGTATGGACTGTCGGCACCAAGGATTTCTCGGTGCGCTGGTATGTCCGAACATAAGATCGGTACACCTAGAGCAGCGGCTTCCAGGACAATCAGCGGGCATCCTTCTTCTCTGGATGGAAGCACAAGCACATCGAACGCTCGCAGATATGCCCAACCATCCCGCCTGGCAGGAATGAAGCTAGCATCTATTCCGATACGCCTCGCTCTCCTGAAAAGTCGTTCATACTCTGCACCGTTGCCCATGAAGACAATCCTGGCGCTGGTCGGCATTCCGTACAAAGCAAGATCCCAGCGCTTCACTCTATCGAGTCGCCCCACCGCTCCGACTATCTGCTCTTTCGAGGACAGCCCGAGCATGAAGCGGGCTTCTTTCTTCGATAGCGCTAACCTCTCGATCCGGTTCTCGTCCAAGCCTAGCGGGATCGTAATACCGGACAGCCCTATAGCCTTCCCACGGGCTGCTTGATGATGTGCGACGTGAATAGTGGCAGCAGTGAATTTCCTGGCCAACCACCGTTCTATTCCAAGCCAGACGTGCCCGCTGAGACCGCGGAAGTGTAAGCCGTGGTGCGTATGTACAACTTGCTTCCCCATCCTGTGCGCGGAGATCCTGCCTAGTAAGCCGGCCAGCTTGCCATGCGTATGGACCACATCGGCTTCCTGGACAAGGTTGCTGATACGGCCACTCGTCGACACCTGCACGCCAGTTGCTTCTATGATAGCGGTGGCCGGACCTTTTGGCATCGCCACCGCGATCTCATGCCCCATGCCCCGTAGTCCGGCTGCTAGAAGTTCCACAGCTCTCGGACCACCGCCTAGCTCGGCGTCTCCAAGAATATGCAGGATCTTCACGTGCCGACAAACCCTCCCGCCCGGTCGTCGTAACTCATTGACTCGCCGCCGAGACCAGGCAGCGGAGTCCGGTGGGCGATATGTATAAGCATGTCCATTCTGAACTGGCCCCTAGTTCTGACGGTCCGCCCAAATGATTCCATCAGGTCGAAGTCTACGGTGAAGCTCTCCTCATCGGAATCGACGTACTCGCATCCACTGATGACACGTCCGTTCCCAAGCCAGATGTCGAAAGGCACCTTCATTGGAAAGCGCCAGACCATAGGACTTCCTCCTCTTCGCGGGTAACAACCCCCACAACCAGCCGCTCCCTACTTTAGGGCTGAGCGGCACGCCCTCCGGAACTCAGCTTCGCGAACTTCTGAGCTCCGTACTTTTTTCGGCCCACGGCAGCTGCGACTGCGCCTGGGTCTCTGACGTCACCCTTCGCAGCGATCTTCTGCTTTAATGCGGCGAACCTACCGCCTTCGCCTAGTGGCGCCTTCGCGTTCGGCTTTGCCATCAGTATCTCCCCCCAAAGTCGATCTTGTCCCCTCCGCCACTGATGCCGATCTTGTCGTACATGTTAGTATCCTCCTCCTGTGCTGCCGACTCCGCTCGTGTTGAGCTTCTTGAACGGCATCGCTCCTTCGGCCAATCCGGGGGCCGGCATCATCTCTTCCTTCTCCACCTGCTTGGGAAGGACCTTCGGCTTCTTCTTGATAGGCCGCTTCATCATCTTGCCTTTATTCATGGCCCTGCGTTCCCCCCATGTCTGGACGCGCTCAGGCGAGCCCGTGCCGTAATCTGTCTCCACAGTGCCATTTTAACGCGGAGTGATGAATGGTGCCTTGATATTATGTTCCACGAACTCCCTTTCTACTGGAGAGCACAACATCAAACTGTCTCCATCCAGGTCCTGACCCTGATAGCAGACTAAGTACGGAATTTCGGGCATCTTTACCGCCGCGCATCCGGTCAGAATCAGCGCCATCCCTAACCCGACCGTGAACCATAGCCAAAACACTCGCTTCATGCCAGCCTCCTGATGGTAGCGTTTAAATTGATCCGGTATGTGTCCCATCTTCTCCGCCAGGCCCTATTGGACCGTTGCTTCGGGTGGATAGTGCGAACAGTGAGTGGCTGTTCCAAGTTCCCCATGAAACCAGGCCGACGGGCCATCTCTAAAAACAGGGCCAGGTCTTGAGACAGATTCCAGCGCGGGTTGTAATTACCGGCTGCCACCACAGCTTTTCTGTCCATGAGGACAGATGGATGAGCAAAAGGGCTCCGAGCCCAGATTCCGGACAGCATGTCCCTACATTCTCTGTCGGTGGTGGGGTAGTTAACGATACGCTGCCCCGGGTTCTTTTTACATCTCTCCAAGGTCGCAGATCCAAGGACAGCGTAATGGCCATTAATCGCTGTCCGTAGCTGTCTTTCGAGTCGCGTCGGTGTCATCGCGTCATCGGCATCAAGCCGAGCTATCCATGGCGAGCTAATTCCGGCGACAGCATCGCGTAGCACCGACGTGATTCCTCTGTGTTCTCGCGCCATCACGATGCAGCGACTGTCGTACTCACACTCTGCTTTAGCGATCTTGACGGTGTCGTCATCAGACCCGTCGTCTATCACCATCAGCGTCCAGTCAGTGAAAGTCTGCTGGCGCACGGACCGAACGGCCGCTCCGATGAAGTCGGCGGCGTTGTAGGCCGGCAAGACAATGGTGACCGGCGGAGAGAGGCTCATTGGCCAGGAGGACAGCCATCCGCGGTACACGGGTTCTCTTGATCCATAGGCGGAACTGCTTGGCATAGGGTTGACTTAATCAAGCGCCATCCCCCGTCGCTGCCGCTTAGTGGCTGATCATCTGCGTCGATGAGGCGGGATGAGACCACCACGATACATTGCTTGATCGGATTCCAAGACGTCGGTGGCTCTGCGCAGGTGGCCACTTGTATCTCTTGACGCCAGTTCTTCATACCCTGCGGCGCAAACTCAGGCAGGATAGGAAAAAAGTCGTTCCAGACCACGGTACAGGCAATCAGTAAGACAATGCGGAATTGGTTGCGGAGCCCGGAATGTGCGCCGGGTGGTTTCTGCCGTATGAGGGCAGCGAGCCACTGCTTGCTCCATCTCCGCGACACCATCACAGAAACGCCCAAAGCGCTACAAGCAGGAACATCGCCCCTATCCAGAACGCGTGCGGCCAATCGCGGTCAGCACAACCGGGGCAGCCCTTTTGAAAGTGCAGTTTACACTTGGGCACTTTGGCATTCTACCATTCTCCGAGCTGTCTAGGCAATTTAAGGCGCCTGGACTTCATCAACAGGGAGTCTGAATAGATCCGCCTGGTACACTTCCGGACAAGGCGCCGAGCTTGTCTCTTCTTCTTCCCCTTGGGCCCAGTTCCAGTGGCCGGGCCAGCCCCCGAAAATGCGCACCGCTTGATAGGCTGTCTCGCAGACGGGCCCCGGAGCCGGGGACTCTAGCAGGAGTCAAAGCAGGAATTCAGCATCAGCCACGCGGCGTAGGCGAGCATCCCCGCCTATCGTGTAGGCTTCATCGTGAGCAATACAGCACGCCTCTACCTGCGGCCAAAGCCTGGCCATCATCGCGCCAGGACCGCTACAAGAACTCATCCTAGCGTTCCACCAAACCGCCTTGTTCCATGAACTGGAACGGCCGGCCTGTGTGAGACAAACTCCGCTGGCCCCTCGTCCGGGTCATTGGCCATCAGCGCAACCGGACACGTCAGGATGTATTCCGTCACCAGGATCTTGTTAGAGCACGGCAGACCGGAGGGCCCTGCTGGCATACCCATATTCTACCGCCCATCTCGCTCGGCCCGCAAGAGCTCGTGCAAGTATCCTTGGCTATTGAAGATTATGGCACAGAGATCTTCCTGGATGTCCGCGCCGGCTCGTGGGTCTAGCACGGGCCATCCACGATGCCGGAGCCAGAGATGTTGGACGTGCCGCTTTAGTCCTTTCATGTAACTAGACAGAGGCAGACCCTTCTGCCAGTTGTCGCTGTCTCGGAGAGTCCCGTCCGCTTGCACTCGATGCTTGGCCATGTACTGGCAGAACCTTTGTTCGACCAATGGACTCATGAAGCCTTCCGGGTCATCTCGTGCCATGTCTGGACTACGAGTTGCCCCGGTCTCGAAGGTGCGGATAGTGTCGCTCACGCCATAACCTCCGCATCTCTTTGGTGTGGGCAGGTGCCGAAGATCGACAGCGCCTTGTTGCAGTTGGAACAGAGTAGCCGGAATCCTTGCCTGGGAAAGCCCCTGCGCTTCAGCCAGGTGTATAGCGCTACTCCAGAGCCGCCAATCTGGCGTCTGTGTTCATTCCCGCCGCCTCCTTCGTGATCCATCTCCAGAAACTCTCGATGCGACTCACCGCAACAGGCACATCTATTTTCGTAGGCGGCGTGAACCTCGGCGCGCAATCTAGCCCTAGATCGTCGGCTCGCGGCTGCGCCTAGCTCTCTGGCGCGTGGCAAATCTTTCATGCGCCAACGCGTCTTTGCGGCGGCCTGACTACCTGGATGGTTGTCGCGCCAGCGTTTCGCCTTCTCGGCGTCTGTCATCCGCACAGGTCCTACCATCCCTCAGACCTTCGGTCCTGGACAAAGACAGGGGCGCTGAAGGTGATCCCGCGTTCTGGAGTTGTTATCCAGAGCGACTGCTGCGGCGGCTCCGGTTCGAAGTTGCTGACATAGGCGTACTCGTCGTAGCCCTTGAGACAGCCGCCTACCAGAAGACCGCGCGACGGCAGGAAGATGTTTTGATGCCAGTGCCCGATTAGCATGATGTCGTATGGACGGCCGGCCGCGGCCTGACGACGGGTCTTCCGATGAGTGCCCAACATCAAGGGCGCCAGCGCTCCTGAAATACCGGACCCGCCTCTAAATTGATCACCGTGGGTGAGCAGATACCTGGTCGAGTAGACACTCACGTGGGCGTCCGCCGCCTGGGAGATCTCCCACGTAATGCGGGCGTCTAACGCTAGTTCTCGTGATAGCAGCCGATAGAGCAGCCAGTCCAGGTTATCGGCGGCACGCTTCTTAGCGATCGGCTTGCGCGTCATGCGACCGTGATTACCCGGCACGCCGGCTACATGCACCCTGCCGAACTCGTTGGCTAGTAGTTTGATACCTTGAGCCATCGGTCCAATCCAGTGCAGCAGTGAACCGAATAGAGTATCGGAGTTGGTGCGGGCTAACTCCTCATGAATGTTGCCAGAAAATATGTCCCCGCCTAAGGCAAGAAAGACGCCGTCATACTTCACGCCGCCGAGATAATGGCGCCCTAGCAGGATGGCCCTCTCAAAGCAGCGGCGCAGCCGTAATTCGGCTATCTCCCGATTGTAGGCATTGATGCCGTCGACCTCGGCCGGGTCTACGACCTCATCGAAGTGTGTGTCCGTGATAAGCAAACACAGTGTTGCGTGATGCTCTTTCTCGGTCTTCTTAGGCGGCGCAATCCAGGTGGGTCGCCTGATGGCGGTCGCGTCCAGCATCTCAATCAGATGCACCTGCTCATCGAGGCGAGACCGTTCTTGCTCTAGGAGTCGGACGCTAGCCTTTAGGGCTGCAATCTTGCGTCCAGCCGTGTCCTGTTCGCGTTGCGCCGCAACAGCCGCTTCATGGACACCGCCCTTTTTGCTCATCTCTGGCTGTCCCTCATACCTTGTTCCCCTTCTTGGGCCTTATAGCATCGCAGTGTTCGCAGCCGTGCGCTCGGTTGATCACGATGGCGTTGCGTCCACCAGTGTAACCGTATTTCTGGAGCCCGCGCACGATCGCCGCGACGGTGACGGAATAGTCATCCAGGGCATCGAATGTGCCCTTCACGTGTTCCGGGTGCTTAATCAGGAACTTTACCAGTTTACAGGGGCCTGGATTGTTGTTTCGCATCTCCTTCCGAAACGTATCCAGAGTGAGCGCTGACCTCTTCGATATTGCCATATCCCTCCCCTAAACTCCCATGAAAGTGCCCGGCCCAGCCTCTCTAGGTGGCGGCGCGCTGCGCCTCATACCAGCTCGTAGCCATTCAGCGGCCGGGTACTTGACTGCGAGTGCATAGAATAGGGCGTCGCATGTGTTACTCCAGCGCCCCGAGACACGCTTGGCAGCCTCCGCGGTCATAATGATGCGCCCGGTCGATTGGTCCTTGGGATACCTGAAGCGGCCCTCTAGACCGGAGATCAAATCCCTATTCTCGCCCTTTTCGATCATCATGAACCGCCTACCGCCTTTCGCGCTCCGCTCGAAACAGGCTAGAGCCGATGCGCGTCTCTCCTCCCATCCTACCGGACCAGGCTGTAGTGATGTGCCTAGTAATTGCATCAAGACCTGCCCCGCCGTTAGCTGTTGATTCAGAAATACCGGGTCACCTATGTCCTCAAATACAAGTCCGCCCTTTGGACCTCGACCCCACGACGTCGGCTGTGCCCCGCGCATCAGTAGACCATTCTTACCGAGCCATGGCAACAGCCATCCTCGGATTAACTGCTCCATCGTCGCGTTCTCCATGACGTGGCTGCCGAGCACGTTGACGCCCCTGTTCTCCGGGAGTATCTGCATGATGACACAAGCAGGATTCGGCTCTTGATCCCACCCTCGTATGATAGGCAGGAACTTGAAAACCGGAAGCGTCTCCGTTGAAATGTGCTCTTGCGAGAAATTCGGGACGACAGGTTCGCCAACCTGGACGCCGCCGCGCCGGCCTTCCACGAGGCGCGCGACTAGATCATGCCGTCCAATAGACTCTAGGAGTTGTTTGTTACGCTCTCGGTAAAGATCAAACTCTCTGGCGCTCTCGGACCAGGCATCACTAGTGGATTGATCAGCAGCTGTTTCGATGGCTAAAGCCCTGAAATGAGACGACTTTTCGCCTTGTGGGATCAAGACCCTAGTCACCGACATACTCGCCATGCCAAGTTCTTCCAGCCGCTCCTCGACTTTACATATCCAGTGGTCCTGGTCCGGGCTATTCATGGTGACCAGGATTCTCTGCCAGGATACGCCGCTCTGTCTGAGGCAGCTGCCGCCTAGAGCGAATACCTCTTCCGGCACACCTGTGTCCAGTCCCGCAGCAGGCGCGACCTCCTCGAGCCATAGCACCCCGCAGACGAAGCCTTGTAGCTTGTCCGAGTCGGCCTGCCGATCGAGTCCGAAGAAGTAGATATGCACCATCGGGCGCAGGCCGTCGTTGTCTAATAGGACGCACTCTCGCTTCCCGTCGTGCCAGGCCATCTTGACACCCTTACGTCTCATCTCCTCGATAGAGACCAGGGTCGTGCGCTGGAGGTTGATGAACGTATCCCGGACGCATGCTACCCGGAGTGGAAGCGCCCACTTTCTGCCCTCGCGGTCAATTCTGTCCGCTAACGCCACGCAGGCCATGAGCCCAGAAGCCGTCTTGCCCTCTCCTCGAGGGCCCTCCAGGATCATAATCCTCATCTCGCCCGCGGGCCCGCTGGCAGTACCGGCTATGTAGTATTCCTGGCTGGCCGTCGGTACGAACTCGGGGGAGATGGATGGCGTCGATGCTTTCCATGCGTCGAGTGGGGACGGATTAACAGACCGTTCGTCGTCGCTCATTAACGCCATTCGTCAGGATCTACATCAGAGGAACCCATCAAGAGCAAAACCGACAGGATCAAAGCGGCACCTGTGATGAGACCGACTAGTAGTGCCATACCGTAGTCGCATTCCATAGATCCTATTCTACCTCCTCGTGACGCTCGCCGGCCCCAATGTCGTCTGAGGCCGGCGGGCCACGTGGATCGACCTATATAGTGTAACCAGTCGTTATTGTGTCACTTCCCCTTCTTGCCGAACGGATTCGGCTTTGGGGCGCCCTTTGGGGGCGCCGGAGTCTTGGGGTACGCCATCTGTATCACCTCCCTTCTTTGGTACTGCTATGCACGGCCTGTCGAGCTTAATCACTTCTATCACGGTCCTAGGGTTAGCTTTGTCGTAGTAGCGCCATGCCGCCACCGAGAGGACCTGGGAGTCGTCATCCCACACAACCCCTGTCAGCGCGTCGATGGCTAGCTTCAGGAGATTGTCGATGTCCTGCCGTCGGCGAGTGGCGTGGAAGAATGCGACCGCGAGACCGTATGCGGTATCGGCTTTTGGTTTGATGTCCTGGATTTGTGATTTGACCGTGATTGCGATGTGTTTCTCCCGGTCTCTGGTCGTCTTAGGCGTGAACGCTATACCGGTCTTGCGGACAAAGCGTGGCCTGCCCTTCCCGATAGGATCTCCTGGAATGGTAATACTGAGGATGCTCACTGGGCCGGCTCAGGCGACTCCGGCTCGGCGAGCTTCGCCTTCCACCAATCCGGCAGCCCTGCTGCTACCCCCCGGACAATCTTCGGCATCGCCCACGCCATCAGCTTGTCTGCAATTTCCTCCCGACATTCCTTCTCGACGTCGGCTCTCACCTCTCGCATCAGCGCCCCGATGTCTTGGGGGGAGTTCGTGAGCACCCCTCGCTCTTGGAGGTGTATAGCGGCCTTGTTCCATCTCGCCGGTGTCGCAAGGGCCTTTTGAATCCCGGTGATGATGTCAACGCTGCCCGGATTCGCAGCCTTCCATGCGGCGGCGTGGATCTCCGTGAATTCCTTGCTGACCACCTTAGCCATCAGCGGGAATTTCTTGGAGTTGGGGTCCATATCGAAGTAGTTCTTGATGACCACGCCCTCAATGTCCTGTCCGCCCAGAACACTCGGTCGCTTCAACAGGCCAAGCCAGTCGAACCCGAGGGCCGCCGTCCCGACGTAGATGATGGGTACCGTCTCCCATCCAAGCCCCTGTGCTTCATACAACAGCTCTGCTGGAACTAGAAATCTACCCGGCTCAGTCTCGACGTCGAACAGAATCACGTTATCTTGAGGAATACGGTCGTAGGCTAGAACGTTGTGCCTCGGTCTGGATAGGTACTCTGCCCGATAGATCCATCCAGGCTTGAGCGTCGAGGCCCGGCTTAGAATCTGTTGCACTCCCGGCGCGAATAGCTTCTCCGGTGCTTCCAAGTCGATTCTGGCGCCCTTCGATCGGATCTCGATGCCGCCGGCGCCATCAGCCGAGAAAGAGATTTGAGACCCGTCGATTTTCTCCTGTATGACGACAGGTCCGGTGAATAGCCTTTCGGCGTACTTGTGTTTCAGGTGGTAGATATTGGCGTAGGACTCTAGCATCCCTATCCCCCTTCTAGGCGTCCGTCGCACTCACGTAGGGATTGTGCCGGTTGCTGCCAGGTTCCGGACATGGCGGGTTCAAGTCTTTGTCGTCACCATCCGGCTCGATCGTGCCATCGGCGAGGGCAATCTCGTTCTGGTCCTCGATACCACAATCTAGACACCAGGCTCCGGGCCATCCACTCCACCTATGATTCAGCATTGGTAGAGCACCACCTCGGCTCCCGCCTCGAGAGCGAGAGCCCGAGCCTGCTCGAGGCTCATCCCCCAGCGATCGACCTTATCCTGCGGTATCGTCGGCGCTACGAAGCGCTTGATACCGGCCGACAGCATCAGCATGGCACATCTGGTACAGGATAGAAACGGCCATGTGTAGAGTGTCGCCCCTCGGACCGACCTGGTAGCGTTGACCAGCGCGTTACACTCGCAGTGCACGATCAGTTCGTACTTGATGACCCGATCGTTAAGGCGCTCTTCTGTGTCCGCAATGCCTGGTGGGAAGCCGTTGTAGCCAGCACCTATGATGATCCGGTTCTCGACAATGACTGCGCCTGTCTTCGTGCTCGGATCTTTACTCCAACCAGCGATGCTTTGAGCAATGCTCAGGAATCGTCGATCCCACTTCTCATTCATCTATTTGCCTCCAGGGGCAGAGTGACAAGCATGCTCCCTGAGGGCCTCCTTGAGAGTCCTGTCGATATTACCCAAGCCGGTCGCTAGGGTGGCAACCAGGAAGAAGCCTATTACGACAATCGTGATGCCTGTCAAAACATCGCTCATTGGTGCGAGCTGTCCTTTCTGAGATATGCTGGTCCTTGCCACTGCCGCCACGGGTGTCCAGGTTTGTGTTGCTTTGCCAGTTTGGCGGCAAGGGCCGGAGTGAAGTGCCCTGCCAGGTTGCGGCCTGGCTTGGGCTTGCTCACTGTAGGGCGCGCCGGCTTCTTGTTGGTCATGGATCGGTACAGTCCCTCGTGTAGCCACAGGCCTCACAACGCAACTTACAGTGATGCTCGGTCATGACATTACCGCATTGATCGCAAAGCGCGGGGGCACCATCGCGAGGAACTTCATATTCGCGCCTCTCCGGCAGATCCTCTCCCCCGGGGTGGGAACCTGCTGGCGCCATCATAAAGGTTGGGCGCCGCCGCGTCGCGCATCGGCGGTTTCAATCCCCTTAGGGACACCAGGCCGGTCGTGTACGGCTGGTGCGCTCCCTCCAGGGCCATCGCCCAAAATCACTTGGTTTTCTCTTCCCAGTACGACAGGATGTCCTTCAACGTCTGCTCGAACTTGATTGTCGGGGCCCAGCCCAGCTCTGCCGTTATCTTGTCGTGGCTCCCCCGTAGAACTGGCACGTCAGACGGGCGAAGACGGTTCATGTCCAGTCGAATATCTACCTGGTCATCGGTGAGACCGGCCTCCGTCAACAGTGTGTCCAACACGTCAGCTATCTCCCAGTCTTCCCCTGAGCACAGATTGTAGACTTCGCCCGGCGTCCCTCGCAACAGTAAATCCCAGTATCCCCGGACGATGTCTCGGACGTCGGTATAGTCGCGTCTCGCCATCAAGTCGCCGACGAAGATGGGGGGATGTTTCTCTCCGGCCTCGATCGCCTTCCGAGCCCTGAGAACTTGGCGGGCGAAGTTCGATGTCACGAAATGTTCGCCTCGACGTGGCCCTTCGTGATTGAAGGCCCTGGACCGGATAATCTGTAGACCGTAGCTCTTGAAGTACTGATAGCCCATCAGGTCTTGAGCTACCTTCGATACTGCGTATGGAGACAGCGGCCGTAGTGGTTGGCTCTCGGAGACAGGTAGTTCCTCCTCGGCGATGAATCCATACTCCTCGCTCGACCCGATTACCAGGACCCTGGTGTCTGTCCCGGCCATGGCGGTCCCGAGTACTGCTTCTAGCACGTTCATCTGGCCTATCACATTGTTGGTCAACGTGTGATGCGGCTGATCCCACGATGCCCGCACGAACGACTGGGCGGCCAGGTGGATGATGTATCTGTATCCGCTCTCTTCGTTGATCAGATCCTGCACCGACACAGGGTCCGTCAGCTCACAGTGGGCCAGCCTCAGCCGCGTATTGCCCAACACGCCCTGTAGATTCTCGACATTAGACCGCAGCCGTATGGCGGCGGTGACGTCTGCCCCCTTGCCGAGAGCGTACTCGACAAAGTGAGAGCCTACGAATCCATTAGCGCCGGTTACTAAGACTTTCATCGGGACGCCTGGATCGCTCTCCGCAGCAGAGCTATGACGTCTCTTTTTTCCGTGCGTAGGTCGTCGTTGAAATTTTCCACCGAGAAAGCCAGCCAGATTGGCTTGTTGATCGTATCCTTCAGTAACCCTAGAGTGTTTTCGACGGTCCTCTTCGGGGCGTGTAGGCGGCGCGCACAAACCAAGACGGCTCCATTGAGACAGAAGCGCACAGCTTCCCGATCGCGAATATTGGTCCAGGTCCCGTCGCGTAGTTGCGCGTTACCGCCTTGACACCAGGCCCTTCGCCCGCTGAGAAGTTTGAGCGCCCGTTGCAGCACCATCCGCGTCGTCACTTTACGGTTGATCATGAGCGCACCCGGATAGCGCGTTTCAGTACAGATACTACTTCTTCCCACCGCCGACCTTCCGTATCGTTATACGCCACGATAGGCGGCAAGTTAAGGTTTCCCAGTGTTCTCAGTACTCTCCGCCTCGCCTGCCATATCTCGTCGGAGTCAGCGCCTAATCTGTATCCCGCCGCTATGATAGCGCCGCTGAGACAGAATTGGCAGGCCGATGGATCATTCACGTTCACGTACATTCCATTAGAGTTTTGAGCCTCAAGATATTGTATCCAGTTTCTCTTCCGGCCTAGCAGCTTCAGCGCCAATCTGAGGATATTTAGTGGCCGCACTTTCATGTTTTCCGCCCTACTTAGAAGGCCATGGCCTATTTAGGAGAGTCGCTCTATCGTCCGTCGGAGCATGTCTAGAACCGGCGCCTTACTGCACTGCCTGTCATTGAAGGCTTCCACGCTCGGATACTCGGATAAAAATCCCATATGGGAGATGGTCTGGTACACGGCTCCGGAGGCGTAGTTTTCTACTTGGCCTATAAGGCTAGGGGAGATGTCGAGGCTGTAGCTGGCTTCGATGATAGCGCCACTCAAACACCAGGAACAGGCACTCTTACTGCCAGCATAGACCACGTTATCTCCCGCGTCTCGGGCGTAGGCCCTCTGGGTCCATGCTCCACGCTTACTCAGAAGGCCCATTGAGCGGTGCAAGACTGTGAGGACATGCTTCCGTTGGGCTATGGTCATCGAGTCCTCCTATTCAGGAGGCACACTACCATACAGAGCACTCCCGTCAATACAGACAATCCAAGCCAGGCAAGTGCTCCCCACCAGGCACACGCGGGTAAGCCCCTCACCTCTGGCTGGCGTGCTCTGGGATCAGCCGGGAGAGCATCTCGACGCCCTTCAGTACGCCCCGATCGAATACATCGCCTTCGATCAGATGGATCTTGAGGACCCCGCACTCGGAGTGGCAACGTACCACCTTGGGGGCCTTGTAGGGCGGCGGCGGCGGGCAATCGGCCGCTATGGTCCCAGATCCGATCTGCTTCCTGTCCTCCAGGTAACAAAACAGAACCTCCAGAAGAGGGT